TCCTAAGATAGTCTTCAACAAATGTGCTATTATCAGACAAGATTTTCTTACCAAGCTCAATATTTTTACCTACTCCAGCTGCTCCTGGAAGAAGTAGAAAGTGTGCATCATCCAGCCCAGTTGACTTGTCTTTGTCAGTTGTGTTTACAACAAGCGTCTTTGTAAATCCAACGTCTATAAATGCCTTAGCTAGCTTTCCTCCGCCGCCGCCGACACCGACAAAGCCTACTGAAAGTGAAGATGCAGCTGTATTGTCTGGTAAGAGGCTTCCTCCACCACTATCAATTGGCTCATCATAGTCAGCCACAAAGTCAAAATCATCATTGTTATCAGTAACCATATCCTGTTTAATCTCCTCAGTTAGGGAAGCGGTAGCTTCTTTCTTTTTTACAGTCTTAGTTTTTTTATCTTTCTCTATATTTGCATCAGCGTAAAATTCAGAATTCATTTCGATATTGCCGCCCTTAGGTACAATCTTACTTCGTACATGATCCTTTTTCAAAGTTCTCATGGTAGATGCCATAAATTAACTCTATCAATAATTATCACATTGTCAAATATTAATCCATAAAATAAGACCCCCTTCCGAAGAAGGAGGTAATAATAGATGCATATTACAATTATTATATTTTAATTTGGATAACCACTTACTGTGAAAGATCCAGATGATGCCATGACAAGATACTGAACTCCATCACTTATCAGGACAATTGAATTTCCTGATGTAGCTGTAAACGTTATCTTTCCAGCTGCTCCACCGGCCTTAAAGGCATCGGAGTTAGCTAGTGGAATCGGACCGCCGCTTGGACAGAAGCTTGCAACACCAGAATCTGATCCTGTAAGAATGTGAGCATGCCCTGAAGCTGATCTGATGACAAACATCTGACCGATAACATCAGCTGCAGCCGGAAGTGTAAGTGTTCGTACTCCGCCGCTTGGTGTATAGCTACCGCCCTTTGTTAGGGTTGTATTGGCTGTAATTGATGTTGCAGGAAGCTTGGGAGTTCCGTCCCTAAATTCAATACCTTCGCCTGTTTCCTGCACAAGACCTTTGGCGTTGGTGACTACTACTTTAGGCATAATTCCCTCCTTGATGAGTTTAATTGTTCGCATGCTTCCGACACACTGGCGAGTTCAGCTATTATGCTCGTGCCGGGCTTGCTATTAAATAGGACTCTATTTATCACTTTTAAAAGGAATATTTAAAGTTTTCTATAATTTCACCAAAAGCTTGTTCAACATTTTTTCTTGATTGACTTGTGTAATAGTCAGAATAGTGCATTGGGCTCTTTCTAATGCTGGACTTAAGTCTAGGTAGATCGACTCTTCTCATTGATAAATTATCGCACACTTGATCAAAGTCTCTCTGAAGGTTTTCAAACCTTAAGACTCGATTCATGTATCCGTCTTGATAGAACTCCATAGCAACTTTGGAAAGGTGGTCTAGCATTTGAACACTTTTTGGAAATCCTAGCTGATCGACTGTCTCCTCTTCAAGCTTTAAAAATGATGAAAATTTAGTCATCAGAGTTCTCTTCGAGTCATCCGGGTTGGGTTGCATCCATCGGGTCCTCTCAAAGTCTGATAAAGTTTCAATTACTGTAGCACCTGTTATTGGAGAAATAAGCTCATATGATGAAAAGCACCACCAAAAATACGAAACAAGAACATCCCAGGGGTTTCTAACTATGGTAAACCTATAATATGAATTACAATCTTGAAATTTATCAGATAAAGACTGAAATGCAACAGGAGAAGCATGAGAGTCAAAAATTCTTCTATGCCAGGTTATTTCATTTGACTCTCTAATAATCTTATCAGTAATTGGTGGATCTGTTAAGATGCCTGATCTCTTTTTTAACATGAGATATTTCTTTGCATCTTGCCCATAGAGAATTATAGTCTCTGTGCAATTTCTAGAGCTATAGTCATATAAGCTGTCATTGATCTCATTAAGATAGTCAGAACCGGTAATTATATCTTCTGGTCCGCACTGTGGAATTAGAGCAACTTCAACGCTTGACCCTGCAACCTTGATGGGTTTAAAAAATATAAATTTATTCTTATGAGATATTATCATCTTTACCCTAGATACATTATAAGATCAAACTATCAATAGTTTATAAAAAAAGGGCGGCTCAAAGAGCCGCCCTTTGGGTATCTTCTAGATAGACTAGATGACGTTCATATCCATAACTGTAACTGTACCGTAGAAATCATTACGAACCATCTTCTTTCCGTAGCGAGTCATCACGCCCTTGCGGGGTGTGAAATCCTCTGGTGCGAAGATCGTAGGAGTAACGATGAGGGGTACATAGGGAGCATAGACATAGCCTGTCTCCAAGTAACTTCCGCCCTTGTAACCGACGAGGACCTTGTTCCGTGGGAAGTAGGGATCCTTGTAGACTGTAAAGCGGTTGCTCAACGTACCAACCGGAGAAGCTCCGAGCTGGAATGGTGCACCGACCTGACCGTCGCCGTCAATCTTAAGGCTTGGCTTATAGAGAACAGAAGCCTCGAAGATTGTTGCAACTTCAGGAGAACAAACGATGAAGTTAGCGGAACCACGAAGTGTCTTTCTATGGATCTCATTAGCAACATCGATAATGGTCTCGACGAGAGTCTCGTACCATTCGCGGACTGTACCCGTAAAAGCGGGACCGGCAGCAAGCGTACTTGATCTCTCAACCTCAGTTCCGTCAGTCTTCTTAACGAACTTACCAGGCATACGGCTCCAATAGTAGTTTGCACCACCGGCCTCAACGAGCAGGTCATTAAGAATCTCACGATCGATTTCTAGAGCAATCTGCTCGGAGAGAATCTGAGTAAGCTCAACCTCAGCGTCAAGGCTGTGGTAAGCGTTCAAATCCTGAGCAAGCTCTGGAGACCAGCGAGCGCGGAGCTTACGAGTCTGAGCTGTAACTGCAATACTTTCGATCTTGATGTCGATTTCAGGAATTATGGGTGAAGGTGTAGTAGCGAAGTTAGATTCGAAACTTGGAATGGTAAGAGTTGAACCGTCATCAGAGTCAACGTTAAGGTTGGCTGTGAGTGCGTATGAAGCAGACAGGTTAGCTCTGTATGAAGCATCACCATTACCCAGCTGCGCATTGTCATAGACATGTGCACCAGAAAGAACTGTCAGTAGAGCGGCATTTGCATCGCCTGGGCTAACAAGAGGATCAGATGTGAATTTACCATTCACGAATGTTCCGAGCTGGTTAAGTCTACGAACATTGATAATGTTTGTACCTCCCTGAATTTCTCCCATCGAGGGTGTACACTTAACATCTGAAGCATTTCCAAGATAGATTGAAACATCCTTAGCAGCACCTGTGTCCATGTTAGCAAACTTAGTTGATGTAAGTGAGAACATGTGAAACTGGAATCCACCGCTTGTTCGACTAGCAGCACCATCCTCAATAAGCTGAGTGATCTGTGGATCGAACTGAAGAAGCTTTCCATCAGATCCTGTAGCCATACAGTAAGAACCAGCTGTGAGTGTGGTTGTTGTTGAGCCGCCGCTATTGAAAGCGCCTGTTGCCAGAAGTGTCAAACCAACAGAGTTGGTGTGAACTCTAGTGTATGTGGAGCCGACAAGATCATATTGACCGCCAACTGCAAGTGAACCAGAGCGAACGCCCTTACCAACTGGTGAGTTGTAGATAGAGTCACCAGCCTTATATGTAGCTGCTCCAGATGCACCGGTATCACTAGCTGTAGTTCTAGTTCCAGCGCTTAAGCTGGAGTCACCACCGATGTTAGTACCATAGGTGTAATCCAGATAGAAGAGCAGACCAGAAGGAAGGCTCATGGGCTGAATGGAAACAAGCTCGTTTGCAACCAGACCACCGAAGACTCGGCGAACGATTGGGAAAGCGATGTTGGTGAATCCACGAATGTCACCGGAGTCTGCAAGAGCACCGGCGCCCGTAGAAAGTGAGTTAGACTCACGAAGAAGCTGAGCTGCCTGATTTTCGAGCATTCTCGACATGTTTTCTCTACTGTGATCACTAAGACCACGAAGAAGACCTGTTCGAGTCCACTTTTCAACCAATCGCATACCCTCAGCACCTACGTTTCTGTTACGGATACCTTCCGTAAGCTGATTTAATGTGAAAGATTTTGCCATTTTTTATTTTCTCCTTAGCAGTTTATCTTTTGTTACTTAAGCCCTGCGAGCTTAGCCCAGCGTGTAACCTCAGCGGCACCTGACTCTGCATGTGTAGATCCAGGTCTTGTTACCCTTGAGGAAGCGCCGAGCGTTCTTCTCGCTGCTGACTCGGAAAGCCTATTGGGCTTATTTTTAATTGAGCCAGTCAGGCTCTTATAGAGTAGCTTCACCTCTCTTAGAGTTCTAGCACCGTCTATTGACTCAATGATAGATCTCCTTTGAGAAGGAGTAACACCCTTATTTTGTAAAAGCTTATTAACGTAAAGAAGCTTTGCGTTAAATAAGTTCATCTCTGTTAACTGCTCACGAAGTGTTTCAACGGCACTTCTGTATTGTTTGAGCCTATCTTGGAGAGCACGATTTCTGCGGCCCTCATTTTGTAATTTTCTACGAAGCTTTTTAACTTCAGCAAGTTTATTCATAGTCGGTGGTGCTTCGAGCACATCCCCTGAACGGGAGCCTCCTCCGAAGTCATCACCCTTCTTTCCAGATTTGCCACCCCATACGTTCTTAAGTCCAGCAGCTGAGCTTCCAGCTCCTCCGAAGCTTGATTCCTTAGAATCAGTTCCGCCCTTGGCATCATGAAGACCGCTAGCAACCTCTGCAAGGTTTCTTCTAAGTCTTCGTATCTCAGACTTGAGCATTCTAGGATCTATATCATAGACCTCATCAAGGACTTCTTCTTCAGGCTCATCAACGGGCATATCTTCCATTTCCATATCATCCATGTCCATATCTAGATCTAGATCTAGTTCCTCATCATCCATGTCAGCACCCTCGTCTTCTTCGCCAACCTCTAGTGAAAGCTGTGCTGTACCAAGCGCCGGTCCCAATATATCTTGGAGAGATTCAACATCTAAATCATCGCCAAGATCCATAACTATTGATGCCTCTCTAAGTGCATCAGCAAGATCTGCTTCATCAGCGTATCTTTGTTTCGGAGAGGACGAGCCTCTTCCAGAGTCATCAGACTGCTCAATAAGTGAGGAAAGGCTGTCTAAGTCAACCTCATAAAGCACATCATTTTTATTTCTTGACATTGTAGGATTCTCCAAAATAGTCTCATTTATATCTATTCTCTTAGAAGACAAACTGTTTGCTGTTTGTTTTATTTTACTAGCTGCTGAAGTAAGCTTATGCCTTTCAGAGCTTGTTAGTCCACCTACGGTCTCTCTTAGAGCCTGACGAACACTGCTAGTAGATAGATTGACATCATCACCTTCACCAAGAAGGTTTATTAGTGAAGAGAGAGCGCTTTCATCAATAACGACCTCTTCTCCGCCGATCTCATCAGATGACAATAGTTCAGAAATTGTCTCAGATAAGACATCCTGATTTTCTTTGTTATCTTTTATGCTCTTTCCATCATTTAAAAGCTGGTCTTCTATAAACTGCCTAATCTTGGGCGTTACAGCCTCAATTATAGCATTTTTAGCATTTTGCTCAGCAACTTCTCTTAGCTGCTTTGCTTCTGCTATTACTTCATCATAAAGTGACGTTGTCATTTTTAAACCTCATCCAAAATAAATATTACTGTAAGATTAAAAAAACCCATCTTATAGATCACTATCTATCTCATCAAGAACTTTAAGCACTCTTCTTTGCTGTCTCTTAACATTCTCAAAGTCAGAAAGGTCTCCTGTTCCCTTTTCTTTAATATCAAAATAAGAGAAAGTTGAATCATCATCATCGATCAGTGGGATTGGTGCTCTTTGCGTTCCGTAGGGTGTACTTCTCATCCCCCTGCTGCCTGGACCAGTGGTCATAGCTGCATCAGTTGAAAATCCACCCAAAGCAGGACCTGGGAACTTATTAGGATAAAGGAAGTTGAACGTAAAGGGTGCTGGTCCTTGTCGAGCCTTGTGAAACTTTTTCTCACTAAGGCCAGTATGGCCGTATGGCTGGTTACTAACAAGTGATGCTCTGTCTGCTCTATTACTAGGATCTGACGGTGTAATTACAGAAAGAATCTTAGCAACGAAAGAGTCAATATCATCATCGCTTAAGACGTCATCAAAAAATTCAATCTCTTCTTCTTTAGAGAAGCTGACAACGGGATCAGTGTATGGAAAGTGCCCCTGTCTCGGTCTCGATTCACCTGAGCCATCTGCTGGTGAGCGACCAGAGCCTCGTAAGCGACCGTATCCGCCACCAGCATTAGAACTTCTACCCGCTACAGGATTTATGACCCCTAAGGGACCTGTTAAATCCTGCTGTGATCCCATCAGGACTGACCGTCAGAACCCTTAAATGATCTTCCCATTATATAAGATCCGACTGTTAATACACCCTCAGATCCAATCTTTGAAATAGGATCAGAAGTAACATTTGGAGAAGTCATTGCCCCCAAACCAGATCCAAACTCAACTCCTGGATCTAAAATATCTCCATCGTACGGTGCTTGATCACTTGCAAATACACTTCCCGGTCCGGGTGAAGTGATATTTGGAACATGAGGTGTAGTAGGAAGACCGCCACCGCCTGTAGGAACATCAGCCATGTTGGGTGCATCAGAAAAATCTCTATCAAAGCTACTGAATCCTAGACCATTTAAAACAGTTCCGTCTAAAGCCAGGTCAGAGTAAAGAGATCTAAGTGTTTCATCTGTATATTCTCCAGAAAGTATAGGAGATCCTCCAAAAGAAGACTTAAGATTTTTCTGATTTCTAGTTCCAAACTGCTTTGAATCAGGAATATCAGGATTTACTGTGGTCTGCCTGACTTCAGCCATTTATAGCTCCTTATTGATTTTATTTCTAAGGACTCTTCTCTGCTTAGTTATTCTGCTAAGTGCTCTCCTTAGTCTTGCCTCAGCAATTCTAAGACGCTTGGCATCAGTAATGTTCTGAAGAGTCTGATTGCCGCCTTTCTTTGCAGCCTTTCTGGCACTTCTCTGAGTGGACCTAGATGACCTTCTGTTCTCAGCAGCTAGCTTTGAACGTTCTTCAGCTATAATCCTCTTCAATACTCCGGGTGTAAGTTTTCTTACTCTAGACATTGTGTCTCCTAATGTAACATCAATACATATCAAGCTAATTAAAAAAAATAACTAACTTCATCAAAATTATCTGAATCATCTTCCTGGTAATTTATTAGAAAATGCCAACTCTGCCCACTTTTCGGCAGATTCAGAAAATATCTCCATAGGGTCTGATGAAGCAGCTACTCTAGCCGCTGTATCTCCTGCTGCTGCTGTTGGCAAATAAGCGCCTGATGGGCCTTTAGATTCTGCGCCTGATTGCTCTTGAAGTGTTGTCCGAGCAGTATCAGCAAGTATAGAAGATAAAACAGGATCTTGAGTCATATTCTCAGTAACTTTTTTAATATTTGACTCAAATTTTCTATTTTTAGGAAGATTACTTTCAATAGAGTTAGATCCATAAGATATTCTATCTAGTGCAGAAGACCTCCTGTTATTTAAGCGAGTGGATCTTTTTACTGATGTGTGGTTTCCTTTAGACTCTGATAAATTTATTGATGATTCAGGACTAAGGCCCTCCTGCAAGATCTCAACCAAGCACTCCTTAACTATTCCCTTAAGAACAGATCTAGATAGCTTTGACATTCTTTCTCCTACCAGCTTAAAATATCATTAAAAATTCTATCAATTTTATCTGTCTGAGTAAAAACCCTATCTAGATCTCTTCTTAAGTTTCTCGACTCAGACATCATAAATGCACCAGGGGTAGAGGGCTCACTAACCATGTCAAAGCATATTAACTGAAAATCCTCTTGAACAACCTGAGCTGAACCATTATCCTTAGTTGATCCGACACCTCGAGAAGAGATTCCAAGCGTCACACCAGACTCAACAAGGCTCTGGAGAATTTTTCCGGCAGGTGTGTCTAAAAGCTCAACAATCCCGACAACACTTTCTCCATCCATGTATGCTTCTCTAACAATATGAGAAACATTCTTTAGCTCAACAACAGAAGAGTCAGGGTGGTCACACTCTCCCAAGGCTCTATTTTCCTTAATAAATTTCTGATAATTTAAAATCTCTCTTGAAAGTATAGACTCAGGATAGATTCTTCCATTTTGATTTAGAGTATTACATTTTTGCAATATTCCCTTTAGAACTATCTTACCGCCATTTCTCATTTTAGATTCACTAATAAGACCCTTATCATAGGACAGTGGCATCCACTCTGTTAGTAGCTGTAAATTATTACTCATTTATAGACTCCAGGATTTCATTTCTAAGTCTTGAAATTGTCAAAAACCTAGAAATAGATTTATCATCAACATGATCAATATTTTGATCAATTATTTTTTGATTAACACTATCTATTTTTTCCAATAGAACTTTATTATCTGTTTTTTCTCTAAGCGTTTTCATTTCACTAAGAGCGCTTGACTTAATTTTATTAAGTTTTTTTCTAATGGTCTCTCCGCCATCTTCACTAATTGAAAAAACGTATGTTCTTATTATATCTTTTTGATGATCGCTTAGAGAATCACCGTATTTTCTATTAAGCTTTTCTGTCATAATCTTAACAACAAGATTGTCAATATTTGGATTTTTAAGGTTAGCTACGTCTTCAGTCTCAGGCTTTTGCTCAAGTAGCCTCTGAATAACTTTAGACTCATACTTTATAACCCTTGTTAAGTCTGCACTGTCTCCCTCTCTCCAGTCGTTTAAAAGAGTCTGAATCGTAGCGTAGTCTCTATAGTTTTTAATTTTTCTATGATAAAAGCTATCATCCTTTAGGCTGTGATTAATTTCTTTTATCAGCATAGATTTTTCATGATTAAGCTTCTTTGTATCGCATCTCCTGGCAGCCCTTTTAGCTTCAGCCAGGATTCCAGCAGCAATTGCTGTATCGCTAACTGAAGCATTTGCTAGTGCGTTAAATAGCCTAAACTCTCTGTAGAGCTCACTATCTTTATTAAACCTACTAGACAGTAAGTCAAGTGACCGCTGAGCCTCATTGACATTCTTAGCTATAAGGTTACTAGAAATATTACGCAACAAAAGTTCGTATATAATTCCAATATTTCTTTTTTTATTATGAGACTTTGTCATTAAATCATGCCTCGTCAATTGAATCTAAGTTTCCTTCTGACATTAGAATCCCTGTATTACTTAGGTTGTTCCCAAGAGATTTTAATGTAGATCTTATCTGAGAATTCATTTTTGCGTTCTGTGTTATCTTTTCATCTAAAAATTCTGATACATCGTAGCCGCTTTCGAAAGTGCCCTCACCCATAGGGTTGACAAGTGCTTTCATATCAGATTTCATTTCTTGAGAAAGCAGCTTCATTCCGTCTGGATTGCTTATAGAATCATTTGCTCTGCTTGTATGAGTCCGCTTAGTTGCATCAGCGAATCGCCCGCCAGAGTGTCTTTTTCTCCTTCTATTGAGAATAGATCTTTCAAGCTCTGTGGGCTCACTATCATCATCTTTATCATCATCCTCAGCCTCTTCATCAATAGCAGACTCAGACAGACTTAAAAACTTGTCAACTCTATTTTGAGCAACTATAGGAGAGTCTTCATTTTCAATTGAAAGAAGACTAAATCCCGAAGATCCCTCTTTTTTTCTAATATCAACATCAGAAATTAAACCATCACTAGAAGAAGCCCTTATATCTACTGCTGTAAGCGGAGGCTCGCTGTCTGGTGGCGGCTCGGGGGAAGGGGGACCAGGTGGTGGTCCACCACCACCTCCTAAATCTTCTGCGCCGAGGTCTTCCTCTCCCATGCCAGGTAGCTGAATCGATTCAATCTCTAGCTCTCTTGTCTTATCTTCAACCAGTCCCTTATTTATTTTATCTATTTCACTATCTGTCATTGAAAATAGATTCTTTCTGAGCCAGTCTTTGTTGACCATTCCTGCAACATTCATGGCATTTCCAGCTATCTCGAATCTTGATCTAAACAGCTCTAGCTTTTGCTGCTGAGCTATTGTTGATGGATTTGAAAGTTGTAGCTTAAAATCTAATAAATCCTCTCCTTCAAACCCATTGCAGAATAAGTGAATTATTGCTATCTTATTAAGCTCTGCTATAACTGTTCTTTGAATTCTAGCTATTGTTCTAGAAAACCTTATATCTTCTTGAGAAAGAGTTGCCTTTGCTCCCAGGCCTTCGTCATACCCTAGATAGGCTTTTGGAATCTTTAGAGCAGCGAATAATTTTTTCTGAATATATTCCACATCTTCAATTGCAGTTGTATTTTGACCGCCTGCGAGTGTATCAATCTTAGTCCCTGTCTCAGATCCGCGAACAGGAAGATAATAGTCTTCATCAACAGAAAGAGGGTTATATCTTAAATCAACTCTGCCGCTGTCTCTATCAACAACTTGGGCTCTCTTTAGAGTAGTCTGAACTTGTTCCATATAGTTTGGTATTTCTTCTGGTGGAACATTTCCAACATCAACATAGAAAACTCTTCTCTCAGGAGATCTTACAATCCTATAAACCAGCATGGCATCTTCAATTAAAATCAACTGTCGCCATATTCTTCGAGCTGACTCCAGGACAGATGACCCATAAGGAAGAAAGGCATCATTCCCTAAGACACGCATGTGAGTTACCTGCCAATTTTCAAGAACTTGATTTCCCTGTGTGACCCATCTATACCTGACAGCCATTGGATCATTTGGATCAAACCCTTCTTCTCTTTCTATCTCATTTACTGGAATAGGATATCCGTTAATAACTCCATGCTCAGGAGAAACATCATTAAAAAGAAAAAAGTCACCGTACTTGCAAAGCGTCCTAACCCAAGAAGTTAAATTAAATTCAACATTCAATGTATCGTAGAAAACCTCTTCCAATAGTCTTTGAATTGTTGGATTTTCAGAATGAATATGTAATACAGTTCCAATCTCATCAGCTGAGACTGTCTCTTCTGCATAAATGTCAATAGCTGAACTTATCTCAGGTGTGTATTCCATTTCAGAAAAATCTGAATATCTTGCCATTCTATCATATGTGCCATAAGCACTCATTGCTGTGCTATAGACGTGGCTCTGAGTCTTTCTAAACAGCTCAAATGCAGATGATGTCTTTGATCCAGATTCAAAATCTCGGACCTTTCTCTTTATAACTGGTCCGCTTCTAAATAGAAGCGTCAGCCTTCTAAACAGGCTTTCAGAGTCGTTTTTAGCCATTTATAACCTCAGGTCTATTTATACATCCAGTCAAACTCTGGGTTAAATTCAATTCTATTTCCCCATTCTCGACTTTTGATCTCTCTGTTTTTATTAGACATGTCAGCATTTGGATTTCTTGAATTTGAGTTATAAGGTCTATTATTAAGAATTGCGTCTGGGAGATCATCATACGTCTTTGTCTCTCTTTTCATAGCCTTTATCATTGCGTCGTTAAGAACAGCAGAAGACCTACTGTGCTCATCTGATGCATCATACAGCCACATAGCTATTGCCATACTGATGACGAGATCATCATTGTAGCCTCTTTGTGCCTGAGCTTTTTGTCCCTTCCATATAAAAGTCTTAAGTTCATCACAAAATCTTGTAGAATATATTTTAATCTGCTTGTTTCTTAAAATCTCCTCTAGCTTAGTTAAAATTAAATTTCTACTTTTTCCGCTAGTTGTAAATCCGGCAATATCAGATTCACGATGAGGAACATAGTCTCCTACATAAACTGCTTTTCTTCTTTTATAGTAAAGTCTCGGATAGTTTAGCTCTTTAAGCTTTATAATAGTTGCATACCCATAGCTATTATTCTCTGGGCACATGAGTGCATTATTGTATTTTAATCCAAATTCGTTTAAAAGCTCACCAAATCTATCTGGAGGAATCTTTCCCTTGTACTCTACAACACACTCACCCTCATTTGCATCTATTATATGAAATGTAGAGTAGTCCTTAGAATCACCACGAGAAACATCAGCAGTTATAATATAATTGTGTTCAGTCAGGGGGTACTTCCATATCCATACGTTTTTATCTACTCCAGCTCTTTCAACTGGCGGTCGTGATAAGTTTCTATAAAATAAAATATCGTCATCTGAAAGGAATGTCTCTCCCGATGAAGCAAAGTCACAAAGATACTCTTGAGCAATTTGACGCTTAGATAGATTTGCTGTTGTCTTATCAAACCAGTCTTGATCTCGTTCTGGGTGAGCGTCCCATGGTATCTTAATTGACTTAAACTCATTTAATCCTGCTTCAGCATCTGTATAAAGCTTATAATACTGCCCACCTACACCGTTAGGCGTAGACAATATAATAACTCGTCCACCTGTTGAGATTGTAGGATAGAGTCCCATCCACAGTTCATCAAAATTACGAACAAACGCTGCCTCATCAATAATCAAAAGTGAAAGTGCTTCTGACCTACCTGCATCTTCTGAAGTTGGAACAGCCTTGATTGAAGATCCATGACTAAATTCTAAAAGCTGTTTATTGTTTGTTACAATCTGAGGTAGGACAAGCCAGGCTGGAAGGCTTCGTATCATTATCTTGACTTTAGATATAAAGTTTTGTGCCACACTAAGCTTAGTAGCAATAATGAGAATATTTTTATCTTTTTGAAATAGTGCTAGCCAGACAGCGTATGCTGCAGCCAGTGTTGACATTCCTAGCTGCCTGGATTTAAGAACTATTGAAAATCTATTTTCTATAAATGTATCAACACACTCATCTTGAAACTGATATGTGTCAAACGGAATCAGCCCCCTTACAGGGTGTTGAATTCTTAGGTAGCTATTAAAAAAATAAGTAGGATCTTTTCCACACTTTATTATTTCCTTTATCTGATTTGACTTATTGATTATAGCCATTATTCAATCGTAAATGTTGTAAATCTTCTATAGTACGCTGTTTTTCTAGGTGTGTACGGAGACGTGGTCAGCATTTCAATACTGTCCTGTGTTGACTCCTTCTTTGTCTTAATCGCTCGACCGGATATGCTCTTAAATTCTTTTCTCAAATTTTTCATATAGTCATTTGTAATCTGAATAGACTCGTCTGATACTGAATCAACCTGACCTCTGAGCTCTCTCTCAGATGCAAGATGACAGACTGTTAGATATCTAATTGTTAATTTATCACCCTGAAGTGTCGCTTTAATCGACATTGTCGGAGAAGAAGCAGTCGAATATCTTCCCCAGGTTGTATCACAAATTTGTCCTATAGCTCTAATTTCTTCAATAGAAAGCATGAATAACTCCTAAAAGTAATATTAAATATGACGCTCATAGATGGAATGCTGGCGGAATTTTCTTCCTTTGAGAAATCTCTTGTTGAATTTCATCATCTTCGGGTCTCCAGCCGTCATTCCATTCCCTCTTTCTGGACTGTGCCCACCTCATTCCGCAATCAAAGCAGCATTTAAATTTAAAATAAGATTCAGAATCACTAGACCCTCTCATCAAGAAGCTGCACACAGGACAAAACACAGGAACAAATCCGTCTCTATTTTTAAAATAAATAGATACTATATTAAATCTTTCATTTTCTTCAACTATTTTATGATTACTCATGGATCACATAGGAGTCCTTTTCTTTTTTTATAATATCAAGTGAATTATCAACAACATCTTTAATAGCATCAACGTGTGATATTATTAGAATATTTCTAAACCACTTTTTTAATGAAATAAGAAGACGACCACAAGCCTCTATGTTATTTTCATCTAGAGCACCAAATCCCTCATCAATAATGAGCATGTTTGTCTTAGGCAGTGTTGAAACATTAATCAATGCAACGCGGATGGCAAGTGAAGCCATCATTTTTTCCATGCCAGAAGCAAGCTCGATAATTCTCTTAGAATCACCATAGTCTATATAGACATCCATAGAATTTGATTCATCGTCAGCCTCAAGAGATACTGTAAATCCAACAACACCCTGTAATATCTTTTCAATTTCAGAATTAATGATAGGAAGCTGGGACATCATGATCTGTAGAGGAATTCCTTTCTTAGAGACTGCCTGTATAAACATATCATAAATTTTTAGTTGATTTTTTATCTTTTCATATTCAGATTTTTGATCTACTATCCTGGAAATTTCAACCTTAATTCTGGTAATCTTATCAATTTGACTTGTTCTATTTTTATCTAATTTTTCTATTTGTGATTCTAGAGTCACAATTCTTGATTTTAATTTTGAAGATATATCCTTAGAATCATCATCAACTACTCTAGCATTCATATCCTCAAGTCTTTCTGAGCTTGTAATTAGCATATTGTTAAGAGACTCTATTTCATTTTCTTTATTTCCCAATAAAACACGCAATCTAGAAACCTGAAGGGATGATTCAACTTGCTTTTTCTCTAGACTTTCAAACTTAGACATGCTCTTCTCGATCTCATCTAGATTCATGTCTTTTAGAAATCTTCTATTTTTTCTTAGATCACTCCCTAGGGACTTAACTTTTTTTCTCTGATCTTCTATTAAAGACTTATTTTTATGAGAATTTTTAATAAACTTGCAGCTTAGAAACTGATCTCCGCACGGGACTTCAGAAAGTATCTTAATGGACTTTTTCTGATCATCTAGTGTGATCTTTTCTTTTTCATATTCATAGCTTATAGAAAGTATTTTCTTCTCTAACTCTCTGTGAAACTCAAGCTTTTTCTTAAAGTCTTCAATTGAAAAGTCAGATTTGGCAAGCCTTATCTTTAAAATTAATCCATTCTTTTCATTAATATCTTTTAATAATAATTCTTTTTCTTCTAGAAGACTATCTAGACTGACTTTTAGAGCTTCTATGCTGGACACTTGTCTTTCTATCTCTGATGTTGTCACTACATTTGGATTATCAGAAACAGCAAGCTCAATCTTAATCTGCTGTAATTTTTCTCTAATTAAGCCCAGTCTTTCATTTGTTGTCTCAATATCTTTTTTCTTATTTATTAATTTAAATTTTAAATCATCTATCTTTGCGTCCCAGTCAATATCAGGAACATTTCTAATCTGGCTTCTAAGCTCAGATGAATCTTCCTTGGCTTTTTCATGCATCTTATCAAAGACCTCTAGGTCTAAAAATTTTGATAAAATCATCTTTCTTGAAGTTGCCCTTTCTTTAATAAAGGTATTCATCTGACCCTGAGATGCTAAGGCAGTCATTAGAAAATCTTCAGATGAACCAATTGATCTTTTTAATATTTTTTCTGTTTTTCTTCTCTGCTCGTCAGAAAGATCTTTATCAGCTTCACCTTCTGCACCCAGCCTTAAAAAAGACATTGATGTAGAAGCATAGACTTCGCCTTTTCTGGTCTGATGCTTTATTGTCTTTCTTTCTACTTTGTGCCTATCTCCATTGACTGTAATCTCTGTCTCTACACAGCAGCTATCTTTTCTATTGTTTATAATATGAATATTTTTAATAGACCCTCTATCGGTTGTATTAAAAAGTCCATACATCAAAGATCCGACAATTGCTGACTTTCCCCTGGCGTTCTTTCCAAATATTCCAGTTATTCCAGGTAGATGATCAAAATTAATAATATTGTTATTTCCGTATGCAAACGTGTTATCAAATTTCAATTTATTGATATTCCATCTTGTATTTCTAACCACAGAATCTGTCTCAGCTATTTGAGAAAGGTATCTTGCAACAAGTGAATCAAATTCAGAAAGCATATCATCAGATATTTCATTGTTAAGATAGTACTCACGAATTAATCTTTTTTGTGTAGCAGCATCACGGAGATCTCTCTTCTTAATCTCACCTTTTTTCATTCTTATTCTAGAAGAATCAAAGCTACTCTCACACTTAAAGACGACCTCTGTGGCGTCTTTAATACTTTTTAAGTCTCTCTGAAGAGACCGTATATCTTCTTGAGAAATTGGATTTTCTGATCTGATTCTAAATCTCGTTTTGTCAGAATACTTTTTTGCGCTTAGCAATGTTTTATTTAAATCACCCTTCCAGTCAACTGTAATAAAGGGTCTATCATGAGGTATTTCATAAAATTTGCTAGTAAACTTATCTTTACTTTCTATCTCCCAAAATAAAAATCCCTTACCAGGATCTTCACCGTAGTTTTGTTGTATTGTAGAACCTGGATAAGCTATTGTCTTCCTATCATCTAGATATTGAAGTCTATGTATGTCACCTAAGAGAGAAAAATCGTATTTATCAAAAAAATCAACTGTAACTTCACCCTCGATGTCCCAGTTAATATCTGTTTTCGACCCCAGAACACCTCCGTGAAATAGCGCAAGATTAATTTCATCATTAACAGGATATACATTTCTCCAACCTGCTTCATCAAAACAAGAAAAAACGCACCAATTAAATCCTGGAACGCCAGTAGGATACGTTCCTGATTCCTTATAAAGGTGGATATTAGAATTGTCTAAAGCAGAAAGAATAGGTGTAATTGCATCCTGTCTTCCCTTGTTGTGAATCAGCCCATCATGGTTTCCAAGTATAACATGAACTGGACATATCTGTGCCATGCCAGAAAACCACCAAGAAAGGCTGTCTATCAGCTCTGGAGATATTCCCTGTGTCTTGCTATGAACAATATCACCGCCAACATAGATAACGTCTGGATTTAGCTCTCTCGCAATCTTAAAAAACTTTGAAAAAGACTCACGATATTCTTCGTGCCTAGAAAGTCCGCGCCAGTGAATATCAGCGAGATGTATTATTCTCATATATTAACCATGTCTATCTATTAATTCAACACTAAAATTGCAATTTGTACAACAGATCATTTTTTCATTCTTGCAATCTTATAATTCTGTTATAGTCATAAGTATTATATCTCAGATAATTGATCCACTTCTAAGTGATCCAATTCTACTGATTAAATCAATATTTCTATCGTATGGAGCTGCTCTTTCTCTTAGCTTTAAGAAAGCTTCTTTTGTCAAGCTACCAACATCTTCATTTCCCTCTAAGTTAAGAATTCTAACCTGGCTTCCGTATTCTGATAAAAGTCTAGCAATCTTAAATGATTTTTGAATCATATCACTATCTAAAGCAAGTAAAACGGGTGTTGCGCTGGCAACAATTCGTCTAAAAAGAAAATGACCCTCACCTAGACTTGAACCAAGCAGACAAGTAGAATTATCATTGCATTTAAATAAATCAAATGGTCCTTCAACAACTGTTAACTCTCTTTTCCAGTCAATGTTTATCTCATTGAATGCAATGTCTCTCTTGTCAAACTTAGAATTTAGATATTTTATTCTTCCATCGTCGATAGTCCTAGAAGAGTAAAAATTTAAATATCCATCTGCATCAAAAGATGGAGTAATAACCCTTCTACGATGTGTACCAGATCTGCATGTACCTAATTTAAAGTACCATAAGTCTTTTTTTGTAATCCCTCTTTTCTTTAAGTAAAGAAGGCATGATCTAAGATCGGGATCTCTTGTTTTTAAATTGTCAGCAAGTAAAATAAAGTCATCTGGAAGGCTGGGTGTTTCAATGGATTCTTCTACTATTAAATCAGTATTTTTTTGATCTAAAAATTCAGAACTGTATAGTGATAAGTCTTCTGGATTAGAAAACTTTTTTAAAATAAAAGATAAATCCTTTCCCTTTATTCCACATACCCAGCAGTGATACTGCCAAGTCTCAAGATTTATAGATAGTTTCTTCTTCGACTTACTATTACAGCTTGGGCATCTAACAGCAACATCAACTCCATTATTTGCAAGATGAGATTTTCCAAAAACTGATCTAACAAATCTAAGTCTTTCTGTTATAGACTTCATGTCTAAATAATACTGTAAGATTAAATATTTTTTAAATAATTAATCCCGCTCTTGAAATCACATATGCATCTGCCATGTCATAGCTTACTGGATCCAAAATACACTGATCTTTACGAGGTCCGCTTTTTAAAACCTTTGTTGGCCACTTAAAATTATTTAGTTCACCAGATGCCCATTCTATAATCTGGTCTTTTGTTGGCTTTCCTCCATCTTTTTTTCTTTTAATTTTTATTCCAAGCGCCTTTCTAGCTGTGTTTACATTTATAAATGTTGGAGAAAAGTAAAACTCCTCTTGTGCAAGATAGCTCACGATTCCATTGAATCTCGCAAGGGTTAGAAGTGTCCTTGCAGAAGAGAGTCCTGGTCTAAATGCCTGCAAATTTTCCTCAATGCACACCTTTTCAATTCCATATTCAATATTCAGCCTGGATAATTCTCTCCTAACCTTTTGAGCTTTCTTAAATATTGTCTTATCCTTTGATAAGACAATCGAATCCATGTCAATTAAATTACCACTTGGTCCAACAATACACCAGCCAGTACAGCTAGTAGATATATCCAGCCCTAAAATCATTAAAAATCCATTTTAAATTTAAAAAGAAATTCATCGCTAGACCTCTTGATTAAGGGCTGAGCAAGATTTGACCTTCCAATAACATTAAGATTATCATCATGAAGATTAAAGCCCGTAATGTATACAAACTCAGGGTCGTATTCATTCGGATCAAGGGAAGCTGATAGAACTTTGAACGATGGGTTAGAAGATGACATAAACATTCCAGTTTCACAGGGAGCATTGATTGTCAAAACATGTGTACTCTGCTCTCCCTGGAAGGATGTCTCAAATGCTCCTGTTGCAAACAAGGGAAGATTTGGAGATTTAATAATCGCAACGCCCTCTTCATAAAAAACATTTCCAACATTTGACCAAGTAGGGTGAGATCCTGTACAGTCTGCTCTATAGAGTCCCCCTTTTCCATTGTCCTTAAGGGTGATCTTGACCTTTCCTCCAGATCCAGTCATGCTAGGGTCAATTATCTTAAATGTTTCAGGCAATATTCTTTGACCATAGTACAGATTTGGAATATTAAAAAATGTAAGCTGATTAGAACTAGGATCTCTTATTTGATTATAGACAGAGAAATAATGTATGTAATTTCTACTAATGTTACAAGAATCAGGAGGGGTTATTGTTGAGCCAGAAGAGGGAGCTGCTCCGCAGATGTCTGTCATAAAGCTCTTGTCATCAACATCAAAATCACCAGGAAGAGGCGGAGTGCCCAGGGCACCTGTCAATATCATCTCATTGAGACTTACAATCGATCTATCAATTGCACCCAGTGAAGTCTTAAAGATGCTGTCAGGTTCATTAGAAAGACCATAGCCGGATCCAGTTTCAAGAAGATCAAAGTTAGGTTGAAACTTTCCATTATCGTTTGGCAAGATAGTTAAATTTCTCTTTGCTATCTGGGACCCAGATGCTCCAAACATCTGAGAATAAAAATATCTATTAGCACTCCACTTTTCTCCGTCGGGATCTAGCTTGATATAACTGCTAGGGCTAGCTGTAAATCCAGCTGTGTCAATAATAGTTGCTGTTAGGTGAAAAAGTCTAGGATAGTACCCGGTAACAAAGTCTCTAACATAGTTCTCAAGACTAACAATGTGTCCTCCAACAGAAAGTGATGCTGTTAGATGAAATGGTGTATCTGTCTGTGAAGTAGTTGTAGAAGAGAATGTTCCCAGAGTCTGGCCGCCGTCGAGGTCTACAGCAGAAAATCCGTTTGTCCCTTCAGAAAATAGGAAAGGTGTCGCAGTAACTTTTCTGGGATTGGACTCCTTGACAAAGAAAGGAGGAAGATAAAAGCAAAGATCATTATGAGCTATGAGAGAGGCTTTATTTGTTGAAAAGTTATTCTCAGACCACGGTGCGTCTATAGATCCGACACCTTTTTTCATTAAAGTGCTTACCTCGTCATTTGCCAGGGACCTCTTCCAGATCTGCACCTCGTGGATCTCAGCATTTAATGGGTGATGGAATCCCACAGCAGGATCAATGCTGCTGTGATAGGGATTGTCGGCTCCATCAGAAAAAACCTTTCTCGCACATCCCTCACTACCAGTAGCAGGTCCGTTAAAAAGCTGACCGATGTGTGATCCCTCAAAAAAGTTTCCAATCACAAGAGCATCTGATCCCCATGTAATCCTTGGATCATTTCCGCTAGGTCGAGACTTAAACGGTTCTGTTGCAGCAATTGAAGCAGACTGAACAGCAAAGCTGCCTCTCTCTGATCCGTCCACATAAAAAGATCCTGTGCCTCTATTATTAGTCGCAGCATCCCATCGTATAGAGACATGATGCCAGTGATTTCTTGTCAGGACATTATCATCTGATAGAAAGATCAGATCATTTGGAACATCTCTTCTGCTGTTTGTTATGCTTAGATCAACATCAGAGGGCTTAGTGTCACAACTATGACTTAACTGAAGCATGATTCGGTATCCATTGGGATATCCGCTTTCATCAACTCCACTCCCAGTCACAAGAGAGACAGCAAAAGTTGAAGATAGGTGCATAATAGTTCCAGCTCTAAAGACACTTCCTGAAGTCGGGCTGCTAGCCCCTCCGTGCTGAACTGGATCATCAGTTGTATACCTTGGATTTATGTAAAACTGAAGAGTAAATCCCTTATAGGGTGTGTAAGGCCTGGGTTGCTGAAGACCGTAACCCCTCTCGGCAACTTCACTGCTTCCAACGGGAAGAAGACCTGGTGTTGCACCGCTAAAGTTTGGATAAATTAGTGCTGAGCCTGAAGGAACGTCAGAAGAGGTAAAAAAGTTTAATGAGCTATAATTTGTATAGGTAAAGTCACAACCGGTATATCTTGATCTATATGATGACATTAGACCGTTTCTAACAAAGTTCTTAACACCATTCTCTTTAGATAGTTCAAAAGGAGCATCAAATCTAGTGATTTCAAATGTCCTAGCGTTTCTATGAGACCCAGTCGTCTCATGAACACCTGATAAATATGCGACCATATTAGATGTATAGCTAGCTGTTCCATCCCACGATGAGTCTCTGTAATTATCTAAATAATCCCTATTTACACTTTCGAGTATATTGCTAGGGTAGTAGTTTGATAAATCAAAGACTGAGCCCTCAAAGCCAGACGTGTCAGATCCGGTTGACATCTTAACTATGCTCTTTACAGATGTGCTAGGTCTCGCTGATAGCGACAGTGAACCAGTCGTTACACCCTCCGCAGAAGAAGAAACAAACCTCCTGTTAGGGTGTAGTGTTAGGGTAAAGGTCTCAAGATATTCTGGTAAGATCTTTATTAGAGACATGATGTCTCCTTTAGAAGTCTAGCCTGATTCTGACTGTCAGATCCTTCTCATCGCTTTTCTGAACTGGCCTAGACAGCTTTGCGACAGCTAGCAGGTTATTATTATTATCATAAAGACCTACAGAGGTAATAAAGCTAAATGTTCTCTGTGTGCTTTCTTCCCCGGTATCAATTACAACTAGCCTATCATCAGCATCAGTAAATGTTGGATTTCCTGAGTAATTAAACTCATCTGCTGTTGCACGACAGAATATCAGCGTAGAGTTGATCTCTGTAACATTTTGAAATGTTATGGCTGTTAAAGACCCTGACTGGAATCTACAAGATGCAAGATGATTAACAATATCGTCTATTGATCCACATCTCATAAGCGAGGGAATAAATGTAGCCCTGTAGTTTGGATCTGTAGCTGTGTCAGATGTCCCGCTTCCAATTATAGATTGACCTGCTGCTGCATCAGCACGAGAATTAGGAGACATGCTGCTTATAACACCTGAAACATGCTGAGATCCTGATATGCACCTTTCAAGATCCATGACAATTATTCCCTGATCATAGAATATCAGTCCGCCATAGTTGCTTGTATCTGCAGAGTCAACAATATTTGCAACTGTGCCACCATAGGCTACATGTGTCAAGCTTGAAGCACCTACATCTGTCCAGATCTTGCTGCCTGTAGTTGTGGTTCTATCGAGATTTGAATAAGGTGTTCCTGCTGTGCTACCCCCTCTTGTTGTCGTGTCATTAAAATCAATGACCGCTGTGGCATACATTCGCATAGCAAATGTCTCTTTCTTAATAGCATCTCGAGCAAAAAGTCTCTTAAAGTTAATAAACATTGCATTATCGATATTCTTCTGACTGCTTCCCTTATACGGAATCTGGAAAACAGTGTCAGAGCCTAAGAGAGTCTGAGAGTATTGCCTGTAGAGGTCCACTTTTTCTCTCATCATCAGCGTCTCTGATGTGAATAGAAGCTTACCGGCGCTATCTTCTCCTGTGCTACAGCTCGCGACTGTAGACCCAGATTCCCAAAGTCCGATAGTCATGTCACAAATTTCATTAGCAGTCTGGAAACTGTAATTTTGATCAAAGACAGTGTGGTACTGAGAAGACGTCACACCGGGACAGGAGGCGACACCTCCTGTGACAAAAACCTGAAATGTCTTTCTTGTTACAGAGCCTGAAATGTCCTCTTGAATAATATCAACAAGCTGATTTAAAGAAGATCTGCTTGTCTTAATATCAGCTGCGCTTATAGATTTATAGGTACCCAATTTTTATTAACTCCAATTATCATGTAATCTGTACAGTAAACGTGCTGCTAGCACCAGATGAAATTCCGGTTACTGTAACCGGTAAAATAACGGTTGAATCATCTCCGTATGCATTAAACAAAGAAGATGAAACATTCTTAGCAGATATCGTTAGTGTAAACTGTGATCTATTTCCAGAAAGTGTAGTAGGATTCTTGACTATAAGGTATGTAGCTATATTATCAGAATTTATAGATTCTGGAACTTTTCCCTTGACACTTACAAATAAGTTATTACATTCAAGAAGTATTGCAGGATCCTGCAAGTCTGTGGGAACTGTACCCCCTCCTGATTGTGACTGTTCAACAATTAGCGTCTTTTCATTGGTTGTCGAAGAGGCTGTCGTTGTCCTTGTAAGCTCAACAGTGTTATTTGCATCTGGCCCAGTAATAACAATGCTTGGAAGCCTCGTGAGTGTGGGATCGCTTGCACTGACTAGCTTGCTCTTGATTGCTTGATTTCCTGAGGTTAGTGCCTCAAATATTGGTGTATTCTTCTCAATTTTTTCAACACCAACTGTTCTACCAAATTTTTGAATTATTGAGTAATCTACTTCATCATCTCCTAGCGCAAACTTTGAAATAGAAAAAGATCCATCGTTTCTAGCTAAGAACTCTCTACCGAGATTTGTTAAAACAGCATCAATAATAATGTTATTTGTAGAATTGTCTAAGAATCCCATTTTTTCCTCCTACATCTAATTATAGATTTATAAAATTTAAAGTTAACCTAGATTAAATATTATAGCCATTAACTTATCTTTTAGACTAAAAATATTAAATTCCTTCTAAGAATCTGATCCAAAGTCAAGACCGCCCATAGATGCAAGCTCAATACTAGATGCCCTGGTATAACTAAAATACTCACTAGGTATACTTCCTCCAATATAAATATTGACAACCTCGCCTTGTTGAAGGTCTGTATTTATAATCTGCAATCTATAGTCTGGATTTTCTGTTGTTCCATCTTTTGAAAATAGAGATAAAGACTCTTCTGTTCCTGTCTCACCTGAAAGAACATCAATATACTCAGGGTCAAAATAAAGATTAATTCGGCTGTGGCCGCTATCTTTCATGGTATCAACAAAAAGATCCTGTGTTAGGTATAGATTTGGATAAGACTTAGGTGCCTCTTTTGCAGAGACTGTAGTAACTTTAACTGACTGCTTAAAAGAATCAAAGCTAACTAAGAACTGACTTGAATAGTTTGATGTAAGACCCCGTGCATCAACCGAGCAAACAGCATAGATATAGCTACTTGATTTTTTAAATTCTTCATCTATGAAATATGTTGAAGGATATGTCATGGTCTCAATTAGAGTTCTAGGTGTTTTCTCTAGTGTATTTGACTTTGACTCGGAGTCATCAAAGTCGTACTCTTTAAGAATAGTAAAAGGATCATGAACACTCTTTCTTCTAAATATTTGAAATCTCTTAATATCTCGCTGGGTATTTACAGGAAAGTCCCAAAAAATAACCAAATCTTCGGTTTCAAAGTTGTAATGAAATCTTAGATTGTTAGGAGGTGGTGGCGGGACACTCTCAAAGCAGTTAACAGTCAGAGATGTACCTTTTGACTTAATTAGGACATCAGCTATAACAATCTGATCAGCGTTAGAAGACTCTGGATCACCTCTCATTGCCTCAAATCTAGCTATAGCAACAGCTTTAACAGTATAGATATATGCAGCCCCATATCTAACGTGAGGATCTTTAACACTCTTGATACCTTTAGAGGAGACTAAAATAGAATCTCTTTGAATAAGCGACCCATCAGGCAATAGCTCCTGTTTTTCAATCACATATCCAGCAAGAACTGCACCTTCATTAAAATATTCTAGATTTCCATCAGTCGTAGGCTGTTCAGTCATGTGAATAGGTGTTATTTCAAAATCATAATCTCCAGATATATCTACTGCTCCCGGATTTGAATTTGTTATTGCACTATTTTGAATCTTTTTTGCTGCTAAGAGCCCTGATCTAAGCTCATCTTCAAATAAGCTCAAGCTGTTTTCAGAAGATGATTTTAACAAAGAAGAGATAATTAAATTATTGATATTAAAATTAAATTTTAAATTTCTAGCAGGTGTCCATAAAAATGAATCAATAGATGTGTTAACATCTGAACTAGCAAAGGTGACCCCTTGCGACTGTAGATTGGACAACGTCTCCATCAAGAGCTTCTTTCCGCTAGAATCAACAATAGATGTCGATCCAATCATTCTTGCAAGGCTGGCACCAACTGTATTTCCTGATGTTGTATCGAAGTCTATTCCAAGAACAGCTGCTGAGCCAGCAGAAAGTCTATAAAATGACACATCTGCACCGGTATCTTGCATTGCAGCAGCACTAAAGAAAGCATTTGAAATAGCCTCCTCGTCCATGATATCACTTTCACTTATTCCGTAATCGTCAAGATTATATGTGTTATATAGATTTTCCCTATAAGAGCCGTCCTCAAAGTTATTAAAGTCAACCATTGACCATTGAAGCTCAATATATCTTGGAAGCCTCGAAGCCTGATTAGTAGTAAGGAGCTGATCTGTTCTTGTAATTCCCATATCGATCAATACTGTAGTCGCATCACCGCTGACTCTCTCATCTGATGTAAAAAAATTATATTGAAAATCTGCAGAAAAATCAGTGGGCTCAGGAATATCAATAAATGCGACAGGTCTGCTTGGATAGGTGGGAAGCTGACCGTCTATTTCACTTGACATCGCTAGCCCCTCTAGTTAATAAATAAAAATAAATCATAAAACCCTCTCGTAATATCCAATTGATAATTTTCATCACATGCCCTGCTCTTCACTGCCTGATCGATCAGGGGCATCTCCAATTGCTGGAACAATCTCATAGGTTGTATATAGCTGATAAAAAGATGGAACACTTTCAGATGTATCAGCTTCTCCGCTCTCTAGCTCAAAATCATCAATATCAACGTATATACAGAAAACTCTATCAAATATTCTTGAAAACAACACCCTGTTTCTGTACTTAATAGAGCTGAAGATTGTAGACTGTGCAATGACTGATCTTGTCTTATTGAACTCTAGCTCCTGAGAATCTTCAGCGAGCTCATCCGAGCTAGCATATAGAGTCACTAAGCCCTCCTCAAAGGAGTTAAAAATCTCTTGCTTGTCTGCATCGCAGGTTGAAGATATTGTCTCGGACTCATTAAAAGGAAAAGAATCCTCAAAGACATCAATTCCAAGAACAATCCTAAGATACATCTTGAGGTAATAATCAAAAAAGTGATTTTGTAAAACTATCTCTCCGGAAGGCGATAGACTTACGCTTTCTCCATCCCATTTAATGAGATCTGTTTCAAAAGTAGATGGGGAACCTATATCGTCAAATATAAGTGGGTCAAATATTGTCATAGCACTTAGCATATTAGCGAATATGTGTGTAACAGATTGATCATCTGATCTAAGTGACGCAGAATCATCAACACCTGCTAGGCCTTCAAGAAGATATGATGACATATCAAAGTAAAACTCCTTAGGAATAGAAGTCTCCGAATCATCCTGAAGATTTCGCCTATAGACTGTAATCTTTAAATATGTGCTGTCAAGATATCTGCTATCATTTCCCAGCCACGCACCCTTATATCTAAGGTATTCAGCAACACCGGCTGGGATACCAACAACTAGGATCTTCTTTCTATCTTGAGATGCAGATGGTACAAAATCATATTGGATACCTACATTCGGTAAGTATGATGATAGATCATTGGAAAGTGCCTGGACCATGTTTGAAATCTGTTCAGCGTCAAAGTTCTTTATAGCAACCTGATAATCGTACTGCCTGTGATCTTGAAACCCCTTGTGAAGATACTTTGAAGTCATTAGAGAATCTCTAGTTAGTGTGAGAAGCATATTTTGACCCTGGGGATGTTGCTTTAAAAAGGCAAGGACGTCGTCTGAAACATTAAACCCAGGTGTTGGGAGCAGCCCCACCATTGTCTGAACCTGATTAGAGGCAGACGCCATTTCATCTGAAATGGAGTTTAAGTAATGCAAAAGATTAATGCACTTTGCATCTTCATTGACTAATGAGCTATAGATTGATCCTAAGTAAGATGCTCTATCAGTAGCAGCGCTTAATAACTCTGATCTATCTCCTTCTATTTGTCCTTCACCACCGCCGAGCCATTCCGATTCCCAGTAGTCAAGATTTTGACTAACACTATCTATAGATTCATAGCTTTCTAAAATTACATTGCTTAGAAAGATAAATACACCCTCTCTAAATGTGTAGTAAGCCGGTTCATTATCGCCATGGGCATCGGCACCCGATGGCTCTTCATTATACTCGTTATCAACACCCCTATTAAAAGTTATTCGAATAGTTTCTGAAAGAAACTTCTTAAAGAAAATGTATACTGCAGTCTCACGACCATATCTGTTTATTTCATCTGACTGATATGTCAAAATATCGCCATTCTCTATGGGTGAATCAAATCCACTTAATGTCTGGTACCTATTCATAATTGCACTTTGAAAGGCATTAACACAAACCCAAAGAATATCAAAAAGATCATTACCTTCACCATGATCGTAGGCTATTGCACGAATAATAGAATCATACTCAAGATCATTCTGCAAGGCGGAAGAATCATCTTCACCAATATCTATGCCACCCTCTCTAAAGGGATCTGCTGAGCTGAAGGTTCTTTTTACAATAGCTAAGTCATCAAATATCTCTGTTCCAGCCGGAACTGTCCCGCCGGAACTATGAAGTGCGCCGAATGCAGCAGATTCCCTAACAGCATTTGCAAGTGTTGCAGCAGCTGTATAATAAGCTGTTTCCAAATCACTCCAGGTGATGCTGTCATCTGTAATAGAAGCAACCCCGGCTCGGAATCGCTCATCGGAACCGAGCAGGCTAGTGTCATTCTCTTTGCCTTCAGCTGTAGGGTATCCTGTTCCCGAACTCCACTTTCGCTTAAATGTGCTTCGGATTAGCAAGAAATCTAAAAGAGCGTTATCAACATCTTCATCTTTTTCTGCAAGTAAGAGTATAAACATTCTAGTTAGATCTGTTTTATTGATTTCTTCACCAGATCCAGTATATCTAGACTCAAGCACACCTTGAAATTTTTTAACACAAATCTCAAAAAGCTTAGCAGAGTTATACTCTGATGCACCTCTGGCTAAGATAATATTCTTAACATATGTTGTTATATTAGAGATTTTTTTTGAAATTCTATTAGAAAAAGCAACAAATCTTCTTGGATTTAAAAGCGTAGATCCCGATGTCCCAGACTCTGTAAGCATATGATTAATAAAGATTTGAATAGCTGGAAGATAAGCTGAATCTGCAGTGATCAGAGAATATCTATCAAACGGAAGATAATTAACCGGATTAGTAGACTCTGAAGACTTCATCTCAGAAGACCAGCTTTGCATAATAATATCACTATATATTGCTGTTTCAGGCTGACCAGAAGCACCCTCTGTTGTCTCAAGACCGTAACCTAAAATACGCTTACCAGATTCTCCTCCAGTATCTCCAAATACTGCAGTATGTATCTCTTCAATCGTTGTGTTATCAGTTACACTTATATAGCTCTTTAAAGCAGACCTGATTCCAGTCGACTGAAGCGATACATGCTTAATAAAGTCTCTAGTAACATATAAAAGATAAGCTGCGATTCCCGTTGGATCATCTCCAATATCAGAAAGACCCTCTTGGATATCAGAAACAGAAGACTCTCCAGATTCGCTGCCGATAGAGGGTGATCCGCCAGTCTGCCACTGGCCTGATTCAAAGATGCCCTCTATGACTGCACTGACACGTGATAGCCCATCATAGAGACCAGAAGGGCTCTGTACTAGATGTGACTTAAGATTTCCTATGACTCTCTCTGAATATGTATGCTCAACACCGGCGACACTGGTACCAGTCCGATCAGTAAAAGCTGCATCTCTTTCTCCATGCTGCGTATAGTCACTCGAGCTACCATCAGCTGTAACAAGCCCAGGTGAGCAAGTCGATATTGAGTTTCTTAGATCATTTAAAAGCTGGATAAACATTGCTGTACAAGACATATATCCAATTTTTTCCTCAGAGAAACCCATTACTTGAGTAAAATACTCTTGCAATGTCAAAGAGTCACTGGCATTAGTGTATAATTCTTCATCAACCCCTAGATTAGAATACATCTCATCAACTAATGAAGAGCTTGTTATGTAAGAACCAAACTTTATATTTAGAGAGTTAAGAATAGCGTTAATTGAACTAAGAATGTTTGTTAAATTATCTAAAACTTGATCTGTATCTGCCCGTAGCACAGAATTTTCTGCTATTAGAGACTGTATTTCATTATCAAATGACTCACCTGCTAAAGAATCATCAATTAAAGCATCATCAAATGATGTTTTTACAGCCATGTCTATTTTCTCCTATTCAGCTGATTTTTAACTGAGCTATTAATTGAGATTGCGCTTTTTGATAATCTTCTCAAAGACTTTTTAATATTTTGAGAAGATGATTTAGATTTTTGACCATTTTGTCTCTTAAAGTTCAGTCTCTTGGATGCATTTCGAACGTTTTCTTTAAAATCAGTCTGCCTTCTTCTTCTTCCTGGGCTATCTTTGGATGGCATTATAATATAGTCTCCTAATCTGTGCTATAACCTGAGTAATCTGCACTACTGGAGGACTGTGCTGAATCATCATCTGCAAGACCTCCGAGGCTATAGATAATCGTGCTTACAGTAAATAATCTAGTTTGCTGTGTTATGGATTGCATATCAACTAATAGAAGACATGTTGTAGGTGTAAAATCGTAAAGCAGTGTTTGATCATTTGTCTCGATCTCATCTGCTATGGGAATAAATTCAAATGATCCTATAATAGATGATCTTGTAGGATCAAAGCCTCTATTCATTAGCATATTAGAAGATATAACATCTTGATAGATCGTTGTCACATCTGAAGCAGCTGTGTCAGAAGTATCACTAGATACCGTCTGAACATCCCCTATTTCAATCTGAGAAATCGATCTTCCTGAAGAGGCGTACTCAAGTCTCATCTGATCATAAAGAGAATTCATTCCACCAGCAGCAAGAACAGATGACATCAAATCACCTGAGGGGGTCATTCTTGAAAAATTTGCAAGAGAATTAACTTTTCCTGATGTACTAATCTTTCCTGAATCAAGTGTTGATTCATTGATTAAAAGAGACGACTGTACTGCATTAGATGTATATTTTTCTAAATTTGTTAATACACTAGTTTGAACTGTAGCAGACGAGCCACCTGATCTCTGAGCTCCTGATGTCCTTGTTGCAGACTGGACAGAGAGCTTAGATCCGGCATAGTCAATGGTTTTAATTGTCAATTGGAACCTCATTGATAACTATTGTTTCTGTTGAAATTGTGCTTAAAGGTAGTCCACTATTTAAAATTGGTGTTATGTGAAACTTCACACCTCCAATAAAGTCTCTAAAATCTTTTGATATGTACGTATAAGTCCCTGATTTTGATACATTATGAGCAGCTCCGATCACCAGCTTAGCACCCAAGACCTCAGCTGCTATGATAAAGTGATCAATTAATTCTGTACTTCTTCCTCTCCATGTCAAAGCAATATCATTCAATCCGTTTAGAGAGATCTGTCTAACATTGATGTTACCCATAGTGGGATTTGAATACTTACCAGGAATACTAACATATGTAAAGTCTCCTGTTCTCCCGGCATCAAACCCACTTCTCTTGATTCCGTAGTCAAGTGTTCCCTCAAGAAGAGCTTTTTCAGAGTAAAATTTATCAGTGTAGTTTTTTCCAGAAGATTTGGTATCTTGATTTTTCTGAGCTGTTGAATGCTCTCTTTTGTTAGCCTCAGACTTTCTAGCTGCAGCAGTTCTATTTCTTGGATCTTTCATATTTGAATTTTGATCAATATCTTGACTTATCTCAATATCTTTAATAATTTCTGTAGGAGATATTATTAAAGGCTCAAACCTATAAGAATATGAATTTAATTGATTGGGGCCCGAGCCTCCGAACTTAGTTCCATCATCTACAAACTCACCTGGTGTTATCATTTCTAGACTTATTTCACCAGTTGTTAAATTTGTCCTAACAACCTCTATTCTAGATGATCTTCCTAAAACATCTTTAATTTGATTGATTTCATTTGAGAATAATGATTTTTGATATTCATCCATTCCAGATATAATGAAATCAAAAAGACTATCAGAATTTACTAGATCAATATTCATAGAAATAGAAGCTTTTTTCTTTTTTCCTGCCCTGGATCCCATAGACGTATTTGTGACTCTAACTTCAGATATACCAGATGGAGGCTTAAATGTATCAATAAATGTTCCTGTAGATAAAACTCTATCTCCGTTTAAATACGTCATCATAACACCATATTCATACAAATGATCTTCAATAACATTTTCATCGAAAAATGTAACTATGTCTGATCCAATAGAATCCTTTTGTGTTGTAGACTCCGTTGTAGGAATGTCATTTATAATTGGTATAGGATAAAATTCTCTTTCGTGTCTCGATAAATTCTTTCTTAAAAATTCAATCAAAACAACGCCAGAGGGTATATTTGAAACAGAGATATTAATACCTTCTCTCATAATTCTACCAAAAATACAAACATGTCTAGCTGTGTATTTGGATAGAGAGCAGCTTGAGCTACTAAAATTAGACATAGGTGTGCCAGACTTATTTACACCTACTGCTCGAAACAAAACTGGTGAAAGTGTTGATGTGTTATAAGAAAAAGAAGCCATTTTTTGAGAATATTCCCTTGATGTAGCTCTATTCTTTTTTTCAACACAGGCAGCTGGTACAAATCCGCCCTTTTGATTTGAATCAGCCTTGACTTTATATCTACTAGGCTTCAAGCTAAGATCTGCAATTTCAAAAAATGAAAAATTAGTATTAGTAGTTTCATTCAAGATTTTGGCATACACTTTTATAGAATTAATATTTTGATCTGATGTATAGCATTCTATAGAGTATTTTCCATTTCCTAGATTCTTTACTTTGATCTCAGGTTCTTCGCGGGGCATTTCAAAAATAGAAATATTACTACCGTGATCAATTAAAAAAGTTTTAGTCTGCTGTATTAGATTATTGCTATCAACAATCTCTGCCTTGAGAAAGAGCTTTCTTGAAACTGGTATTTTAGATTCAGAAATTACAAAATTAACATCAACTAATTTCTCTCTATCTATCTCTTTAGATTCTACAGGAATCAAATCACTTGACTTGAACTGAGAAAAGCTATTATCTTTTTGATAAATCTGTCTCTCCTCACTTCCTGATTCATTTTCAATCTTGTTAATGACTTTCTCATTTGTCTCAAAAGATCTTCGAAGAGATCGAGCAGCAATCTCAAGTGTTTGATCAAATAAAATATTTTGTGATTTATTTGAATATCCTTGCATTCTTTCTTTAGTTGTATGAACTCTAGATCTAAAACTAGATTCTAAAAATGCCTCAGCGGGATCTCTTCCATTTCTTAGTATTTTAAAAAAATTATCTTTAACACCTAGATTATTTTTGGATGTTATCTTTTCTGGTACAATCTCTTCTAAAACAGGAATGTTTGAAAGAGATGAATTTAATGAAACACTTTTAGGTGTAACTAGCTCACTCTTTCTTCGAAATCCAAATGCCTGATCATCAGTCAAAACAGGAACACGTCCAACAGTAGTATTACTAATGCTAGAAATTAAGTCTACTTCTCTATGAGCTATTAAAAATTTATTAAAGTTTGACGTTATAGATACTCTTCTTCTCTTGGTCTCTGTGTTGATAGCATCAATGACATCAGATGGGCTTTGGGTTCCAATTCTAGCTACTGATCTTGCTGATTTTTTAGGAGATTGTGAGTATAAAGAGAATCGAAGTCTATTAAAAAGAACACCTCCTCTCATATCAACCCTTACTCTGAAGGTATAGTTGAATAGTCTTATTCCATCTTCTCCGACACTAACTGAGCTGATATCAGAAACCAATGTTGAATCTGTGTCAAGCAAGACACCTGTTATTCCTGAATCTTTTACTTTCATTAGTCTATTACCATTGTAAATAAGTTAACAAATGTCGGCATCTTTAGAGAATCAAGAAAAACCTTTCCAATAAAAAAGATTCTCTTTTGGCTGCTGCCCTCAGAGAGACCGTGAGTGAGCGGAGAATGGTAAACTTCTCCAAAGTCTATAACATCAAGCTTTATAAATTTTCCATTTCCTGTTTCAAACATTTGCATAACAATATTGTTAGCATCAGATGTGGATTCAAAATCAATAGAAAAAGCCTCTTTGTCTGATAGGTCAGACAATATTTCTGAATATGTTAGCTCATCATTTTCATTTAGATTAATATATTCTCCAAGCTCACCACCGTCATCAAATCCAGGAACAGGCGGAAAGACTGGGGGTAGAAATTTAAAATTATCAATATGAGAAAGACGCTTATCTATAAAGAGAGGTTCGACAGCATCTATGTTTATTTCCTCACCGGTACCTCCTGGGAAAGGAACATCTGATGTCATCTCATAGTAAAGCTCAGTTGTAGAAAGTCTTAGATTTTTAAAAGCATCTTTTCCTAGCCTGGTCCCAAGCATTCTAAGATTTTTAAAATTATCCAAAGATCCAGTAATTATTCCGCCAGATAAGCTAGCAAAATCTCCAGAACCTGAAGTATATACATAGTCTCCATATTTTTCTGTTGAAGTGGTTTTTGAAAAAATTGCATCAGTTGTAAGGGATGCGCCTTCATAAATTCTGCTATTTGGAATTAGCTTTCCTGAATCATCAGTTTCAAATGTAATAGAGTCTTGATTTTTACTTGTCGCTTCAAAGAAAATTCTCTTTGAAGCATCAGCTGACCCACTAACGATATCGCCTTTGTAAAAAGTATCAGAATCTGTGAATGAAATAAATTCAAATCGCAATCTGCCGGATGCCATTTGTTTTTTTCCAGCAAGCGTTATAATGTTATCCATTATTCTTGTTTTCTTATCTAGGATTCCGGCCATTTTATTTTCTTATCTTTACAAATATAAATATTACAAACTCAAACTATCCAGAGTACGGATATGAAGATGTGGATTCAATACTCTTATTGAAGAGTGATGTCTCATACGGGCTTATTTCTATTTCTGATGATCTACTGACAAACTTTATAAAAACTGGTGACTGGGCAATTGCTCTCTTAGATATTGATCTGCCATCCTTGCTGACTGTAAAGGGCTTATAGAACTTAGAGTCCTGTCTTTGCTCAAGCATATCTCTAAACTGGCCGTATCTATCATATCTAAAAACAGCTGATGAATTTTTTGGATCTATATTATAGATACCATAGTTAAAAGATAGTGCGCCTGTTACATTAGCACTTGACTGGTATCTAGAGGTAGCAGTCAATCCATTCTCTGGATCAAGAAACTTATATTTTGAAAATAATATTCTTCTAACGGGCTTATGACTAAAAGTCGCTCGTGAAAGCATAGCAGATCCATCAATATTCAATAAAAGAATTCCAATATTATCAGATATTTGTCTATTATCGCCTCTTCCCTCAGCGTAAGGCCATGGCATAGATCTTCTAAATGCTGCAGTGGCAAAATTAATAACTGGGTAAGCAGAGCCATTATACCTTGCATACTTAGTTAGACCAAGCGAATTTCCAATAGATTCTATACTGGGCATTAAAGTATCGTAATATCTTTCAGAGGAATCGGCCGTCCTTAAGCCTCTCAAAAGTGATCCAGTCATCGGTCCGGCAGTGCCTGAAGCGAAACTGCCCATTACTCCCCTTGCATGAATACCCGCTTCTGTAAAGGACCCTGTGATTCCGTCGTCTATGTAAGTTCCAATATATGACTCTCTGCTCTCAATATTAAACTGATCAAGTGTGGGATTGTCATAGTGAAGAGACTCATGTATTGCATTAGAAGTTAAGTTTTGATTTAATCCGTTATGAAACTGAACACCGTCTCTTATCATAGATCCAAATAGAGTCATTTTTGAACCACTAGAGATCATTGTCAGCATTGAACCCGTAAGTTCATTCCATGCATTCTTTGAGGTTCCATCAAGTGTTCCATTATTTGAAAGACCTGCATCAATCCCTAAAATTAGCTCATCTTCTGGAAACAAAAGATATGGAGATTCAATGGACTGTTTTCCTCCAACTGTAACATAATATGTGCTATCAAAGCTTGAGCTTGAAGCTGCACCAAATGGTCTATGAGATCTTGGATCAAATTTTTCAACCTTAAAGTTTTGTATTGAAGTGGAAAATTTTCCTGTTGATATTCCAATCTCTGGTATGGTTGCAGCACCATAGGCTGCAATTTGAACCGGATGCTTTCCTGTATAATTTCTACCATGAAATGTCTCAGTTGAATTTCCACCTGGCCAGTAATTAAAGATCTGAGCATATGCCTTTCTATCAGTCACTCCGACACCCTTTCCATTAGTAGAGTCTTCAACATAGTAAAATCCATGATAGCACCTATTAGCAACTGCTGGAACTATTGGAACTATTATTGATCCAGTAAAGCTATTAATTGCTGTGGCTGTAGGGCTTAGTGCTCCCATCGCATGCTTAAAGGCAGGTGTGTGAATAGGTTGAAAATTAGGTGTTACGACCTGTCCACTCTCATTTTCAACGTGTGTATTGTAAAAGCAAATACAGCCACTACCAATTAAAAATCTCTGAGATCCTGTAATTGCTCCCTTTGAGTCAGGCGGTGATCCATAGGAATTTCCTGACCCTGAGACAATTGGCTTTCTCTGCTGACGATATAGAAAAAACGTATAATTGTCCATGTCTCTAGCACGAGAAGAGTTTGTATTCCAAGCCTTCTGAGCCTCAATCGGCAACTGGAGCGTTATTTTTTCAAGAAGAAATGGGCTGGTGATATAGTCAGACATCTTTAGAACCTGACTAGCAGAAGCATGATATTTCGTAGCAAATGGAGCAAAGCTTGTACAGGTAGGTGTACCTATGCGGCTATACCCAAATGCTGATGGATCGGCTTTGGCGTCTGGCCATCTTTGCGGGCTAGGAAAGAATTGCAAAGGATAGTTGCTTGTTCCGGAGGTTAGTGTTCCAACAGCTCCATTTATCCTAGCTGCCCAGTCAAACATTTGCAGCCTATGTAAAGATGAGCCATCACTCACTGGGTCAAGTATTCCTTTTTCCTCCCATCTCTTTTCTACAAAGTTGTAATAGCAAAAGCCTGTAAAACTCTGGCTCATAAACGGACCTCGATCATTCCGATGGCCTGATGCTCTTGTCAATCTAGTTCTTTCCCTAGGGGATATATCAATTGATATCTGAGTCTTACTCCAGAGGGGTGTAGAGAATCCTGGCTTAACTTCTTCTTTGGTGCCTGTTGCCCAAAAGTTTGAAGATCTGTTTATAAAAATCCTGCTCTCATCAAAAGGTGAAAAGGTGTCAAAAGATGAAGAAGCAGGAACAAGCGGACCCTTTACAGGAATATAGATTCCAGAATCGCTGACTCCGGCTGCACCGGTTGCTGCAGTTGTTATGCTACTTCTAGGGTGAGGAGTTGCAACTCTTCTGCCAATATAAGCAAATGATCTAGAGTGAAGAAGCGTTGGATATTCAAAATTTTCACTATTTCCAAATACTATCGTATCTGTATCATCAAAGTAAGTCCTAAAGTTTCCAAGTCTGTCCTTGTCTCCTGTTCTGGCAATTGTGGGGTAAGAGCCGGTCATGTTATCAAAAAATCGTAAAACAACACGAGGAGGTAGTGATATAAATCCTGATCTAAGCTTTCCGTCTGATCCTGAAACTGGCATTACTTCTTTAGACCTCCGAATGCTATGGAATCTGTCCCAAGAACTGTGGACACAACTCTTCCATTTTCATCATCTGTATTACCTACACCTGACGGATTAAATATAAACCCAGAATGAGCAGACTTATACGTTACACCAAATTTACCTCTATCTCTGTACGAGCCAGAAAGAAAGGAAAAAGATGCAGTCGGATTAGTAGAAATCTGAGAGTCTATAAATGGATTTATCTTTGTTTCAAAATTAGAAACAAATCCAGGTGCTGCCACATTACCTAAAGATCTCTCGCTGTTATCCTCAAAAAAATCAATATTTTTTGAGTTTTTAAAGTACCTAATTTGAGACATGACCTCTGCACCTTTTGCACTGTGGTCTCTGTGACCTGACATGAGCGCACCCTTGACTGAATGGAAAATATAGGGCTCGCCTAGTGAGCTATTAACGACTGTATTTCTAATATCGAGAGGTTCGATCACACCATCCATCTGACCCGGGTCCCTGAGTGTTGGATTGAGAAGTATTATCGGATATATCTGTGTCCCACCAGCGTCCTCTATGTATTCCTTTCCAGTAAACCTTCCGACAATATCTTCAAAGGGGGACGGGGTTCCATCTGGTGAGGGATCATTAAAATGCTTCGGCTGTCCATAGTTACACTTTTCAAGATATGGCACAGTTGGACGATCAGTGAAAGTTGGTGGGTCAGCGCTTCTCAATATCGGTAGGTTTCTATTGTATTGCTGGCTTACACTCCTAATGCTCACTCCCTGTCTCAGTCTATCAAGAACTGTTGTTTGAGTTGCGCTAGAGCCGGTTTGAGATCCTATAGTGTACTTATTGACATTCTTACCAAGATCAACAATGCCTCTATCTTCAAAGGGTTTTATTGCCATCACAAATCTCCTCCATGTCCATCTATGGTTACATCGATATCAATAAGTGTAGCAACATCAAATGTCCGCTCTCTTTCGCCGGCTGGTTGATAAATTTCATCAAATAAATATCTGTGTCTATGCCGTTCAAGAACATGAGACTCTATAACATAGTTTATGCCTAGAAATTTTGTCTTTCTAGGGATAAGTTGCTCAATAAAGGCAGTAAATGATGTATCAAACCATTTAAATATCTCAAAGAATTTTTTAACATTTATCTTATCAATAAGCCTATTAAAATAAATTTTTCTTACCTGATCAATATCGGGATAGTATTCATCAAACATCATATTTGGCTGCCCAAGAGCATCATCAAAAAACTCAAGAGATGAAAAAATATTCATTATATCTTCATCTAATGCTTTGACAGCAGAGTAGTCAATGCTAAACCTGGTATCATCATCGGGCTGCTCGCTTGGTGGGACCTCGTAGACTGGTGCACTTCCTGCATAGTTGCTATTCTTTATCTTATCAGCATCTTTAAAGCTTCTTATTCTTACTTTATCATCTGTCTGTCCGATATCAAATCTCGGTGATAAAAAGCTATAATAAAATTCTTCAGGCCTTATCACAGACTTGTCAGCTTCAAATCCTGTTCCTGAAAGGTGATAGTATGTAACTGAGCCAGCCTGGTCTGCTGCAATCCACGGTGCAGCAGAGCCTTCTGAGTTTATTGTGCTATTCTTTGAAAAATCAAATATCTCTATCTCACCTTGACTATTTGAAGCTGTAACTCTCTGATCTGTTGTAGCATCAATCCGCAGCCTCTCGAATGAGCCAGATGAAAGAGTGTTAAAATTAAAATTAACTAGTGGATCTTTGACCCCAAGAGATTTAAAATTTCTTACATGCTCTTTCCACTCACCTGACTCAAGTGCTTTGGACCAGAATCTTATACGTGATATTCGACCAGCAAAATCTGTTACACGAGCTGCACTGTCAGCTGCTACTGATTCATCGTTTAAAAAGTAGTTTCCAGTAGGATCTCCTAAACTTTGTGAGCCTACTACGAAAAACACACCACTGGCATTGTAAGTTGTAACTTTCGATGAGAATACATTCTTATTAGTTGTTACACCCCTATTTGAAACTTCCATAAAAAATGAAGACGTCTGATAGACGCTAGTAATCTCTCCAGCTGATTGATGCCCACATCTAAGGAAATACGATGAAGAGACAGCATTTTCAGAATCTAAATCAAGCTGAGGTGAGTCAGATCGAATTCTTCCAAAAGAAATATTCCACTGCTCACCGTTAAAGATATTAGCACCAGTTAAAGCAATCTCAAGTGTCTTCTCTGATGTTGATGCATATGAAGGTCTAACAAATAGCTTTAAATCTGATCCGCTTCCTGTAAGAGAGTTATTAGCTCCAGAGACTGCAATAAGGTTTGCAACAACTCCGTTTCTATCAGAAGGAGAAGCAGACCCAGTCACTTGAAATCTAACGAGACTTTGACTTACTGGATAGGAGCCAGTAACAAGCCTTGGAAATATATAAGTTCCCTCGTATGTAAAGCAGCCAGATGTAAATAATCCGTCAGACCTATCAGTAGATGTTCCGTGGGTAACTATCTCTCCTGCAACATATTTTGCATTATTAAACCCACCTCGGGCAAGAGGGTACCCTACCTCAACCCTGGATCCGGATAGAAACGGTGATCTAAGGATGGGCATTAAGCTATTGAGACCATCAGAAGATGTTGTCGCAAGAGTCGCTTCTGGCCACGGTGCTAGACTTCCCGTAAAACTTAAGGCTGTTGAGACTTCTTTTCTAGACTGTCGCAATCCAACTAGTGATCGTTTAGTCGGACCTCCGTACTCTCTAATTGTAAAAAATGAATCAGGATCAATTCCAGCAGCTCTAAACACTGATTCTACAGAATGCTTTGTTCCCTTAGATGCCCTTATGTCACTAATGTTTATTAAAATTCTCTTCCATATTTGATTTTGAACAAATCTAAGAGACTCAGCGGATATAGAGTAAGAACCGTCAATATTTCTACCTTTAATAAATTGCTCTGGGCTAGTGTTAGAGAAAATTCCAGGAAGCTCAAATCCGTAATATTTAGCAACAAAAGGTAAAAATTTATCTGCTGCTGTATCTATGTCATCATAGTCAATGTGAACTAAGTTAGAAAAGTGATCTATGAATATCTTTATCTCATCAAAATATTTTGCCCATATTAATAAGAATGCTGTCATAATCTGAGGTGATCCTATGACAGAAGATCCCGGAATGCTATTGGGCTTAATCATATCTCCCATGCTTCCTGTTATAGAATTAAATCCCTGGTCCTCAGATCCCATTTCAAGATAATGTGGAGGTATTAGTCTTGTTATTAGATTTGGATTTTGACCATCAAACAAGCTAGCAGAGAGTAAAAGATCTGCATTTAATCCCCTTACATTTTTAAAAGATGGAAATAGAATTGGTGACAACGATTTATTCTCAGCCGTCATACAAACACCCCAGTCTGTATTTGACCCAGTCAGTCTCGAATTAGTAGAATCAAAATTTGTAATATTAGTATGAAGAGAGTTTCCTGAGCTATCAAGAGCAACATCTGGAATACTATAAGAGCCAGACGGCTCATTGAATCTAAAATAAAGTCGCAGTGAACCTTCATCATCTGGATATATTTCACTTAGAGCTGTCTCTTTTTGATCAATAATACTCCTTGTCTTATGAAAAAATCTAAACTCATCAATCGATCCAGAAAATGTCTGACGAGGTGTCCAGAGAGTCTGAGCTGAATGTGCAGGATTCTCCATGCCTAAAGAAAGATCTTGGGCAGAACCAGAACCGATATAGAGCGGCATAAGTGAATTAAAAGATAGAGTCCCCATTTCATCTGCAGAATCTGAAGATGAAGCTATTAGGTTTCCGCTGGCGTAAAGAAGTAAATTTCCAGCGCCTGGAGATCTATTAAAAGTAGCGCATATATGATTCCACTGTCCCTTGTTAATAGTTCCTGTGGCATGAAGGTGAGTTGTTCCCGAAGCAACAGCAAATATCAAAGTTGATTCACTTGTGCTTGTTGAGGATGATAGACCCAAAGTAAATCCGCCATCGCCGAAGCTACCATTAGTCCCGCTTAGCATCTGACATATGACCTGATTGTCATTGACTATATCAGGTGGAAATATTTGCATCTCAATAGAAAATGTGCTTAATCCAGGATTTATAACACTATTTCCAGTTCTATTTTTAGAAAATTCAGGATAACTTGTTCCTGCCTTATCATTTACCTTAAGATAAGTCCCTTCGTGATAGTCTTCACCTGACACAGTTCCTGAAAATATAAGGTAGCCTGTGTTTTTAGGAAAGGTATCAAAAATGTGCTTCTCATATCCTGTCAAAGAGTCAATAAATCCCTCTATTTCTCTTTCTGCTCCATCAAAAGGAAATTCATTAATAATTCTATCAAATGCAATATTTACTTTTGAGACAGCAGAGTTAAAAAATGTATGTTTTTCAAATCTGCTATAGTCAACTGAGACTTCTTGTGTAGACTTTAGCCCTGAGCCTGGATTGTCGTATCTAAAAGAAGAAGTGCTTTCAATGTTTGTATTTGATAGACTGCTAAGCTTTATATCTCTATTAAAAGTAGCTCCTGGCTTAGCTGTCCTTCTAACAGTAGAGGGCTTAAATAGATGAGGCTGTCTAAGATTTAGTACTCTTTTCTTCTTCATTCTAATCGCCTACCTGGTAATATCAAACTTAGCAGCAACATTTGAAAATACCAGGTCTGTTCCTTCGTCCTTTATTAAAAAGTCAAATATATAAGTTCTTCCTGGAGCCAAAGAGTCCATATAAAAATCAAAATACATTCCCTTGGTATCTGTAGAGAGAAGCGTTCCTTTTGACTCAGGGTCAAAAGGAACTATAATATCATCTGTCTCAAAGTCTCTAATTCTATAGTACATGTCTGTGAATATTTCGCTTACTGTCTCAAATGGAAGCTTATAGGCAACAATCTGCTTTGCAACGTCCTGAACAAACACTCTAAATCTAGACTTCTCTGAAGATACATACGTTGGCTTTAGATTTGTTACATTTATAAAAAGCCTGCGAGGAGAATTTTCAAATGATGTTCTTTTTACTGTATTAATTACAAGTGATCCAGTATGATATCCGACTGTATCGTCAACAGAAGACCAGACTGTAGTAAATGTAGCTGATCCAGCGCTTTTTATCTCCTCTCTTAGGCTAGAGCTCTCAAATTCTGAAATTGCAAATGTTGCTGAGTATACACCTGTTATAAAATTAATACCAACTTGGTGCTGAGAAGCTGATAGCTGTTTAGCAAAGTAAGATCCAGATCCATTAACTCCAGAAAATATCTTAAAAACTATGCAGTTAGATCCAGATATTCCCCTTCTTCTTGTTCCAGAAAGTATATTTGTAGGATTACCTCTATGAAAGTTATTTAAAAATATAGACCCAGTTACATCAAAAAAGAATACACCATGATGGTCTTGAACTGAATCATCGTAGGTCACAACTATCTTAGGTCTTTTTGAAAATCTAGTAGAATTCTTAGAAGCAAACCTCTTAACAAATCTTGTCCTGTCATCAGACTCCTGTGTGCCTGAAAAAGAGATTCTAAACCCGCAGTCCGGTATTTGACTAGCAAGTGTAGCAGATACCATAGTTGTTATGTCAATTGAAAGATCTTCGTTTCCTTTTGAAAATGTCTGTGATTTCCAGATGTTTACAACACCACTGCCATCAGAAAGATTTCCGCTAGATATAATATCGAGATCATTTGACCCGAGCAGACCCTCTTTGGCTGCACCCGTATGCTCCCAAAGCGTTGCAGTATCATCAATAACTGATGCTGTTACAAAATTAGAAGAGTCAAGATCAGAAAAATTAACTATATCTCTGCCGATACCTTCGTCAAAAGACTTAGAAAGCGGAAATACTATTAGCTTAAAGCTTGAAGGAGTAGTTTGACCACCATAAACATCATACATCTTTAGCATACATTTAAAAGATGAGTGATTTGTATCTAAAGAAGATCCCGTAAGCTGTCTAAGCGGATTTAGATCAAACTTTAACAGACCCCTTGAGACCTCAATAGTTCCCGTAATTGACCCACTAGAATTTTCATTATAAAGTTTAAATATATCAATTGTTCCTGCTTGGCCGACATTGGCATCTTCTGCTCTGAATTTATTATTAATAATCTTATTAGTAATGTAGGTATCTGAACTACATGTAAGGATTCTATGCATATTTTCCTCTAAACTGTGCTACCAGCTATATCGTCCTGTGGAAACTTAAGTTCAAAAATTCCACCTTCGACTGGAAATAAAATATTATTTTTTAAATTTGAATTGACATCGAAAGTACTTTCTCCATACACTCTATCATCAATAGTTCCAGTTCTATTTTCTATATTTATATCTATCAAAGATACAACACCATCTTCATTAAGAATAAGATTAGTTAGATCTGATATTACTATTGGCTGATCGATTTGAAAGTTCTCAATTTTTAAATAGCTTTTAAGTGCTGTGTTAACTCTTTGTATGACTAAGTTTTTATTAGAAGTTGAATCTGTAACGATAGAATAGTTGATAGCAATGTTTATAATCTGTGAATCAACTATGTCAATAGCATCTGATATAAGTCTAAATTGATTAACATAGACTTTTATGTTTTCTTTTAGTGTGTCTGGTGATATTATTAAGTGACCAGCTGAATTTCTACTTATAACTGAAATCATAGAAGCTAGTGGGTTATTTGGATTAGATCTAACACCCACCCTAAATGCTCTACCAAAATTAGATGGCATCGTATATATTCTAGCAACTAGATCATCTCGTGTAACTATCCTGGACTGAGAATTTCTAAATGCAAGTGCTGTTGTTCTTAGCTCACTCTCTGTCAATGGATCCTCACCCCCTGCTGCTGTAAGTGGGTTACTAACCTGAACTGAAGCCCTTATCTTAGCTGCTGTTACAGATGGAACACCTGAACCGAAATAAGTAGAAAGACTTGACAGTGAAGTTATCTGTCCAGATCCTACATTATGGCTAATTCCCCCTCCGGCCCTGTACCGGACTGAAATATTTGTATTGTAGGGTGATATTCCAAGTGTTCTTGTTCCTAAGAGAGAATTTGGATCAATTGCAGCTCTTGAAAATGTCTTTTTATCTCCATACATTGGAAGTGCGACCTCACTGGGATCTGGTATAATATCGTTATCTAGGGTTTCTGCCCTTCCTGACCCAAATATAATTGTAGTCATCCCAGTCTTTCTACTTGATTTCGTTATAAATCTATAGGGTGCAGGAATAAGCTGAATACTATCTGTAACTTCCATTAAATCAGATCCAAAATTAGCAACCTTACTAAATACTGTATCTTGAGTAAGTGATTCAACCTCATAGTACTCATTACCATCTAAATCTTTTACTGAAATTATATCTGAAATGTTTTGAGAAGTAAGCGTAATCTTTCTAAATGGTTCGAACTTATCAGCTATAGAAAAACTTTCCAATGATGTTCGACCGGATGTACATTGGCCTGATGCCTTTCCTATTAGGCTTATCACCTCACCATCAGAATTAGTCTCTGATGCTAAATATGTTGCTACATAACTATCGTTTTCATCCTTTAAAGAAAAGTTAATATCTTCTGTTAACTCAAATACAATACCAGATTTTGAACTAACTGTAGTTCCTTTCTTTATTACAGGCAAAACACTGTTTTTTGGAAGTGATGTTAAAACACCATTAACTGAAACCTGCTCAGCTGGGACTTCAATATAAAAATCAACATCTACAAATGCAGGAGCAGCACCCTTTATTTTAACACCAGCTGCTCTAACTAGTCTTTCAACATTCTTACTTTCAACTGCTGTTAAAATATCTAGCTCATTAAATTGATGATCTAAATAGAAAGACATGACATCACCGACGTACGCTGCCATTTCAAGAAAAAGTGATCCTACTGATGAATCAGAAAAATCTGATATATGATCAGAAAAGTATGTATTTGCGTACAGCAACAAGTCTGACTTAAAAGATTCAAAATCTTTATTTAAATAGCTTCTTACTTTCTTCTTTTTAATTTCTTTTTGAATTCTTCTAGACATATTAACCCATTATATAAAGTATAAATTCTAAAGCATTATTTGATGATCTCAATCTTGGAATTGAATATGCAACTTTAATAGAGATTAAAGACATCCCTTCAGGCTTTGCAGGATCCCTAGGTATCGATCTAACTTCAGACTCAAATGTTGAAAGTTCGACATACGGCATGCTTTTTGCAACAGCAGTCTTTATTCTTATCATGGCCTCAGAATCAAAAGACTTCTTAGACACAAACTCAGTGCAAAGCTCAAGAAGATTTCCTCCATGTATATAGCGTCCAAGTCTATCCCCGTTATTTGTTAAAATCAGATTCCTAAGATTATCCTTAATCTGATCATAGACATTAAAGTTCATCTTAAACGGGCCGCCCCTAGATGAATCTAGTCTCAAGGGCGTCTGTATCCCTATTGGACTTGAATCAGCAACCCGAGAGAATCTTGGGTCATTGGTTTGAACACCAACTGAATTGAAGTCATACACTTCATCTGTGGCCATGATAATCTTCCTTCAGTTATTAAATATAATCAAGGAAAGAATGAAAGAAAACTATTTCAACTTCCCATCTGAAATTGTAACGTCACCTGTAACATATGCCTCTCCTTGCCATCTTGTTGTATCAAAATCAATTGCACTCAAGCTAGTTGGCCGTGATAGATAGTACTTAACTCCATCAGTATTTTCATTCTTATCATCAAAAACAACTATATTTCCATTGAGTGTACCATTATCAAAGCTAGCACCTGTTATTTCAACCTCAGCGCTTGTGACAAAGGTGTTTATAGCCTCAGCAAATGCTGATGCCATTGCTCCCATTGCTGCAGCAGAGAATGATGGGATATCAATATCGCCTGTAATTTCATCTGTATATTCTTTTATGTCAATATCACTAGCCGCATCAAAAGCTTCCAGGATGTTAGTTTTGAGCAATTCTATGTCTAATGCCATGTCACTCTCCTTTTATAACTTCCGATTTAAAAACACCTACCGGTGTATCTAGAGTAAAACCAATCATCTCCGCGCCGGCTGTTAAACATGCAGCATCTGGCCCACCCACAACCGGAGTGACAAAAGATCCCAGAAGAGCATTTCCTGCACTTGTTATAGTAGATTCAATTGAAGCCTGCCAGGCTTCCAAGAGATCTTCGAGGGTATCAGCCCAGGTAAATGGATGCACCGCTCCGCCTGATGACTTACCCATATAGATCTCAGATCCCATAATTGTTATCTTTCCATCTGAGCTAATAACGACTGATGCCTCATTATCACCTTTCTTGACTATCTTAATAGATCCGTCAGTTTCAGATATTATTCTCGTGTGATTAGAATTTATTATACAATAAGCGTCATCACCAGAGTCTGCTACCACAGCAGCTCCGTCTGATACATCTGTTAGCTCGCTAATTCCAAAGTTAGCATCTCCATCTGTCTTCATTGAAACATAAATTCTTGATAGATCATTTTCAAAGTCTAAGTCTCCCTCAGCATTAAAATTTCCGTATCTATCTACTTCATCAGAACTAGCGCTGCTAGAAGCTCCACTTAGAGCAGGCGTCTTATCTATTTCGTGATATCCTCTAGTATTCATATACGGATCTCCTACAGCATCTGTAGAATCTGTCTGTCCTCGACCAGCAACTATATCAATTGTTCCCCTCCCATAATCTTCTGTGCTAGAGATCTCTTCTAGCCCAGCTGATCTATCTCTATCCAGTGATATAAGTGTATTATTTGATCCCTGTAGTGTGAGACCCGCAGGTGCCTTCGTGAATCTTGGGACTGGCTCTCCGACAAAGTAATTGTTATATGAAATAGAAGAATCAACTATCACATCATACGGATTTTCATCTCCAGTTCTGGACCAAAGTGTATTGTTAGCCTGTCGACCACGACCGCCCATAGGATAGCCGTATGCTTCTGCAAGAACAGCGTCTAAGTCAGAAGAATCAGTGTCGCTAGAGCTGTCATATTTTTCCTTTGTTGTCAGCTCGCCTGTCGGGCGAGATACTGTGACTCTATCTAGGTGTGTATAGTTTAGATCATCAACAGAGAGATTTGTTGCCTTTCTACTAATCCAATATCCAAGAGAAGCATCGGGTGTCTCAAATATAACCCAGACCTGCTCTCCTGTCTTAACTGGCATCGAGAGATGAGGAGAAAAAAATGGATAAAATATCTGGGGTTTTTTTTGTGATCTTCCTTTTCCATCAGAGATTAATCTAGCAAGTATTGAATTTCTAGGCATCTTGTCCACATACTGTGGGTTTTGTACACTCATTTCTCCCACCTTAAGAGACTCTGCCTCATCATCACTAAAAATTCCAGGATTAGTTATAAACTCTGTCACAACAGCAGAATATAAAATCCTCCGTGATCGAGACAGTCTTCGTCTAAGATCACCAAATTGCTCTGATGCATCGTTGTGTGATGTTCCGTCAGGTCTTCTACGCATTCTCTTCTCTTATTTGATCAAAAATTGCGTTTGGATCTACAGTAACCTGATCCTCTTTAGATATAATCTCAGCGAGTCTTAAGATTTGATCATTGCTTTTTGACATTCTCTCAAGATACTTTGACATAAGCTGGCCAAATAGGCTGTGATTTGATGCGTTGCCCTTACATTGAATTAATAAGTCAGTAAAGAGTGTATTAGCACTCTCTCTATCATTGATTGCATTTTCATAGACTTCTTTCCATAAAAGTTTCTTTCTATCTTCTGTGCTAGTCAGAGAGTCAAGTATGTCTGAAAATCTCTCTATCTTTTGCTCTTTTTCTTTTAGCCTGTCTATCTGTTTTTCAATTGCCTTACTCATTTTTTTTAAATCCTAAAAAAATACGTCAAAATCTCCAGTCTTAAGTAGGTCCTTATAGTGCTTTCTTATCACAGACATAGCAACAGAAAGCTGTTTTGGATTAAGGTTAGAAAGATCTCTCATGTAGACAAAAACAGCTCGCTTATTTAAAAGATCTAGATCTTCTATATTTTTAAATAATGTTATAATGGCTTCCATGCAAGCAATTTCATTTTCATTCTTAAGCCGGTGTCTAATATTTTCCATCAATTGAAATAAACTTTCAATTGACTCTCTTTTTATAATTTTACTATCTTGTGCTGGAACAGTCTTATGAGTCTCAATTGCAATTTTATCTCCATGACTTAGAGATAGGATATCATCAATGCTAACATGCCTTCTGTTGCTCTTGATTCTCTTTTTACTTTGAATTATTAGCCAGTTTTTTGCTACTACATTAAAATAAGAAAAAGCCTTAGTCCCTCTAGATGGATCAAATTTTTCTAATGTCTCATATAGAAATGTCACACAGTCACTTTTTAGACTAACATGGTCTCCAAACGGCTTTGAAAAACCGTGAATAAAAATAAGATTCTCAACTAGCTTATCAAATGCTGGAAATATTTCATTTATATATATTTTAGATCTTTCTTTTTCACATTCATTATTTTGAAATTTAACTATAGCATTATGAGTATTTAAATCAAAGTACAGATTAGACTTTGACCCTTTCTTTCTTCTAATTCTTTTAAATTTTTTTTTCATTAATAGATTTTAATTATTGTTTTCAAAATTAGATGTCATATTATTTGCAACAAGCAATATAGAGTCACGACATTTCTTAATTTCTGAAACTACCTGTCTAATCTCTAAAGAGTCAAAAAAAATAGGCTTTTCAAGAACTTTAGACATTGATAAATACCCTCTGTCAAGAACGTCAAGAGATCCCTCTATTGAATCCTGTAAATCTAAAATTAATTTACCAAACTTTAAATTAAAATAAAAAGAAACGAGAGTCAAAACTAGAAGAAAGAGACAAACTACAATCAGAATTATCTCAAGAGATGTCATATGTTAAATTCCCGATGTAGAAACCTATCATATTCTCTACAGATTTCACTGATAGAGAACTTATTCTTGATCTTTTTAGATAGATCATCTGCCCACTTAGTAGGAAGACTGGGCTTTTGTCTGAATTTAACGACCTTTTTCTTAAAATCTTCCTCACTGGGCTGTGCCCATCTCATTCCCTTAAAAAATATTCTATCATCGGGCTTATTTTCCGGTATCTCACCAAGAGAATAGTTTATAGGTAAGAACTTTCCAAGACCAAGAAAGTCTAAATGACCTGACCAGTTAGTTGCAATTACAGGAATCCCAGAGGCAGCTGCTTCTAGCATCGGGAGTCCAAATCCCTCTCCTCTTGTCAAACTTATAAGACACTTAACATCGTCTCTTCTATATAGACCAGTCATGTCCTCTTCACTCATTAGACCATGTAGAAGATGGACTCTTGGAAATGGACCGATCCTTACTTCATCTAATATCCCCTTTAGTGCAGATTTTGTTATCCTTCTATCGATTCTTGTACTCCTGCCGTGATTAGATTTTACTATCAAGCCTACATCAGGATCATCTCTAAACGCTTCGCAAAACCATTTAATTGTATAAAAAATATTTTTTCTATCATTCCACGGATCATTTCCAGTAAACTGACCAACAACTAAAAAGTTAAAATCTGTCTTTATAGGAAGGTCAAGTGGTAAAATTTCACTGTCATCTATTTTATCCAAATAAGACTCGGGAATTACATGTATAGGTGTTCTTGTAGATCCAGTGTTTTTAATAATATCTCTTGTGTGTGTTGTTGGCACAATAACAGCATCCATGCTATTAATTGAATCTATCCATTTTGGATTACATCTATCTGTCTCAACAAAAGCAGAAATTCCAACATTCTTTTTAGCTAGAGAGGTGTCCCACTCATCTGGGAGCTGGACTTGGAAAGAGATGTCATACTTTCCATTGTGCTCTCTTGACTTTTCCATTATTCTACTCACTAGACCATCTTCTATGTCTGGATTAATAAGCCACGTTGTATTTCCCCAGTTTAACGGCTGGACATACAAGTCTACATTCTTTCTAGACTCTAGCCACTTAAAAACCTGTCTTGAGTGAATTCCATAGCCGCTTACAGTTAAAACGGGTGCTCTTAATAAAACCTTAATCAATTATCATATCTCCAAATTAAATCTCTATGCATTCCCAGCTCTTGTATTCATCTTTCCAATTTTCAACAAGATCTTTCATGGTACTGTGCCACTTATCAACTGTATCCTGATATGCAAACTCAGAGAGAACATAGTTTCTTGCTTTCTCTCCTAGCTTCTTTTTCTTTTTTTCAGGCATTTCATAAAGCGACTGTATTCCATTTGCAATAGACTGACAAGAAACATAATCTTCATAGATGTATGGAACCTGCTGAGATCCTACTAGTGTTTGCAACTCTATATCAAGAGCAATTCCATTTTCTGAACCATCCCTATGATCAACGACTTGCCTAGTCAGCCCACCAGTCTTGGCAGCAACTATTGGTATTCCAGACTGCATAGCTTCTAGTGTAGTAAGCCCGAATCCCTCAGCGTAGCTTACATTTAGACAAAAATCTGAAATATTGTAAAGAATATTCATCTTGTCAAAGTCAAGTCTTTCCTTTGAAAAGAATATGTTATTCTGAACTCCAAATAGCTCTGTAACCATAAAAAGATTTGGGCCTTCTGGATCCTGTGGGTCTGTATGCATTATAAGTGTTGCATTTCTATGACCGTGCTTCTTTTCAATGTCATCTAAAAATATCTTCCAGGACTCGATGACATCACTGGGTCTTTTTCTTTTTGCATTTCTATTTACCCAGATACCAACGAAATGATCTACTCTATCTTTTCCAAGTATCTGTTCTTTAAACTGTTTCTTTTGAACATCTGGTAGCGGAAAAAATATATTTTCTGGAATTGAATGTGGAATAAAGTTTGTCTTTTCAGAAAAATGATCATTGCACATCTGATATGTTAGATATGAATGACAATTTATTAGATCAGTTGAGTCATAAAGCTCCTGATTGTAATTAGGATAGGGAAGATTGTCCCAGACATGCCACCAAGCAACGGGACATACCTGATGAACTTCGTCCTCCATTTCAAAAAGCCAAATAAAGAATCTTGGATCAGTAAATATAAAAAGAATTTCAGGCCTCTCTGTAGCAAGAGTAATCCTTATTAGATCTCTATTTCCAAATCCGTCAATGGGCTTAATTATAAAATCATCATTAACAACAACAGTTCTATAGTCTGAATGCTTTAATGCAGCTCCAAACTGTCTAAAAGTCCAAAATTCTTTTTCTAATAGCCCTGAGACTAAATGTCTTGTCTGAGTTCCAACACCTGATGTTGAAAGAGCATGATCAGATAGAATTAAAACCTTTTTCTTTTCCATGTATTCTCCTATAGGAAATATTACCCTTAGATAACATCCAGTAAATCAAGTACAATGATTAGTATTCTTATACTGACACCACTTACAAGAATCTCTATTTTTTAGAAACATTCTTGTCTTAACAGAATATATCATGTTATTCATCATTTTTATTCCTCGCTCTAGTGTCTTTGGTCCCACAGATACTGCTACAAGCTCACAGGACTTCTCTGGCTTACTTCCTCTCTTCATTAATATAAAACCGCATCGAATGTCTTCGAGGGCCACAGAGTGCTTTCTAGCCCAAAAGTGCTTATATAGAATTAACTGGGCTGTCATAAGAATGCTCTGCTTTTTCTCTCGACGCCAGCCATATTTAGGTGCTGTCTTATAGTCAAGAATCCAATAGATTTCTTTTCCTTTTTTGTTCTTAGTTTTAATAATGGCATCAATAAAACCTTTAAACTTTATCTCTTTACCCTCGATCTCTTCATAAAGATACTCTTCAGCCTCGACTGCTTGCCAATCTCCGAACATCTCATCAAAATATGCTGGGAGAGCATCAAGGCTAACCTTGGCCCAATCTACCCAGGTGTCAACATGAGGATGACCTTGTTCATACCATGTTTTTCCATTTTTTTCAAATGCTTCTCGAATTTCTATTTCTGCTGATTCAGTTATCATCTGACCAGTCTTTAAATAGCTTTCACAGGCATTGTGAACGCTAGTCCCATAGTCAAGATGGGGTGAGGGTTCAAATAGATCAATCTTATCAATATACAAAAGCTTGTGCCTCCACGGGCATTCCTTCCACTGTTTTATCTCAGAAAAAGAAATGTGAGGCTTTCCAGTTGGAAAATTATTCATAAGTTCTAGTCTCCTTCTTTAGTATTTTCACTTACAGCGCCCTCTATTGTAGCCCAGTCGTGATCATCTCTAACTTCCAAATTTTTTCTCCAGGCAGCTTTCATAACCGTAGGATCAACACCCACATCTTCAAAAAAGCCAATAAATGCATTAAGATCTTTTGGAAAGCATTTGCCACCGAAACCTCTCGATCCATCATGTCCCGGAATGTCAATATGCGAATTTCCAATTCTGCCGTCTGTAATAAATCCCTCAATCGCTCTAGCCCAGTCTACTTGAAATGCCTCTGCAGCTTGAAGCATCTCATTCATAAAAGAAAGCTTAACTGAGAAGAAACAGTTCGCCATGTACTTTATAAATTGCGCTGTGGCAAGATCTGTTTTTATAATCTTAGTGTGAGGAAATCTTTCTCTAAATAAACTCTCAGCCCTATCGAGAAGCGCCATGTCTCCCCCTAGGACTATTCTAGCTGTATTAATAAAGTCAAGTCTAGCTGCTCTTTCCGTTAAGAATTCAGGACTAAATATAATATTCATTTTCGGATACATCTCAACATATCTTTCAACAGTCCCAGGAACAACAGTAGACTTAACTATAAAGATATTATCATCTCTTTTATTAACTCTGCTTATCTCCTCAAAAACAGAATCCATTATCAATAAATCAATCTTTCCACCTGTTACATTTCTCATGGGAGTCGGAACTGATACAAATATGAAATCAGAATTATTTACTGTGTCTTCAATTGAATTCATAGACTTAGATGGATTCTTATCATATATCTTTATATTTGCATGTAAGCCAAATCCAGCAGTGATCGATGATCCCACAAATCCATTTCCAATAATTCCTATATTATATTTAAAACTCATTTTAACATCCTAAGAAAGCTCTTTTTTCCAATCACTGCTAAGCATTGATAAGATTGTACTATCCCAATACTTTCCTTCACTATAGTACTGATCTCTCATAACACCCTCTTTAATAAATCCAATTTTTTCATAAATGTGAATAGCATCATTGTTAGAATAAACCTCGCACCATATCCTATTAAGGTTTAAATCATCAAATCCATATCTTATTAGTGATCTAAGCGCATCACTTCCTATTCCCTGTCCCCTAAAGCTAAAGTCACCAATGTATATAGTAAACTCTGCTGATCGACTAACCCAGTTAACGTAATAAAGACCACAATGTCCGATTAGGCTTCCTGTTTCTTTATCTCGTATTTCAAAATCAAATTGATTTGGATTGTTTAGAACTCTATCTCTATACCAGGATTCCTGCATAGGCTTGCTAATCTCTCTAAATTCCCTAAAGTATCTTCTTAGCTTAGGATTGTTTCTCCAGTTCCTTAAAGTCTCTATTGAATCTGGATTAACTGCTGTAAGAAAACATTTTTCTCCCTTAATCACTTAATTACCTCTCTAATAATCATAAATCTTTCAGCTAGCTCTAATCCACATTGAGATCCATAGACAGATGCAAGCCTTTTAATATTCTCAAATGACCTAGGGTGAGGATGATTTCTCATTTCATCTTTATAAAAAGAAAGTGCTTCAAGCTTATCTTCTAGCTGAGACTTGATGTCAATATAGCAATTTGGAACAAAGCTAGAAAGTGAGTTCCACTCAGAAGAAGATGGAACTTCATAGGACATAATCTTTATAGGGCTAAAAATATCTAAACCTCTAAATACAGTTATAGTTGCATTATATACAACTTTATGATCAATGTTCAAGCAAAACGGAGAATGTGTTAGAACTAAATCAGGCCTAAAAGATTCATCATCCATGTATTTTTCTATTTTCTTTACAACATCTAAAATGGGTATGGAATCCATCTTATTATCAGGAAAATCAAAAGACTTATATTGAAATATTCCCAATCTTTGAGAAACTTGAGAAAGATGAGAAACTCTCTGACCGGGCTCTCTTGCGCTTATCCCGTCAGTAAATGTTAAAAGCCTAACTATAGAGCCCAGGGATGAAAGTTTTGAAATAGTGCCTCCACACCCCAGCGTCTCGTCATCAGGATGCGCTGCCAGGACTAAGACATTTTTATACTTTTTTAAATCTTGCATCACAAATTAGATTACCACTATTATCAAATCCAGCTCTAGAAAACTCTATAATAAAATTTCCCATCTTTATATTTGATCTTGGATATCCCTCACCGTCAAGCATTCTAATTTGATTATAAGCTTGATTTAAAGTACAGTTAAGATCAATATTGCTACTTCTTCTTCTCTTGTAAGTTTTTATGACAGATTCTTTTTTTTGTTCTTCAGGTCTGGGATTTTCTTTTATGCATTTTATAATCAATCCATATGACTGAATCGCTATAGTCATCCATATATCCCTTAAAGTTCCTTGAAGAGTAATCAGCCTATTACAATAAATCTTTCCAGAATCTACTTTATCAGTCATTTCAATAGCATTGACCTTAGTTTGAATGACATTATCTAAAATTTGGTTCTGTATTGGGCTTCCTCCTTTTCCATGTGGTAAGTTTGATGTATGTAAAACTACACATCGATGTTTATCCCAAATATCCTTGTCAACTATTTGGGACCAGTGAAAAAAGAAAACCCAGTCAGGATCAAAACTATGAATAGCATTTAAATCTGCTTCTTTAGAGATTCTCATCCAAGAAATATCTTTATTTTTTGATATTAGACGATCATAAAGAGCATTAGACCATTCATTGTCCTTAGAAGCAAATACACATTTATCCATTTCTATTCTCACAAATATCAGACAGTTTTAAAATAGTCCCAGCATCTATGTCTTTCTGAATAAAAATATTTCCATTTATTATCTTTAGATAGCTTGAAGCTGGAATAGAGTCTTCAAACCACGGTCTCATTGTTGTTATATTTTCTCTTGAAAGCAGATCACCTTTCTTTAGTGGACTTTTTGCTACTACTGATCTTGTTGCATGAATAAAGCTAGATTCACTCTCAGAAACTTTATTTTCTCTAATACCCATGGATTTTTCCACTGATCTAATATTCTGAACCATTAGAGACAGCTCAAAGGGCTCTATAGCGAATGGATGATCTGGGCCTTCCATATTTCTATCTAGAGTAAAATGTTTCTCAACAACTTCTGCGCCGAGAGAAACAGCAACAGGTGGAATTAATATTCCCCTAGTGTGATCAGAAATTCCAATCTTAACAGGAATAGAAAAAGAAGCATCTTTAAGAACTCCTATCTGTCCTAGACATATCTGTGAAATCGGTGTTGGATAGGCATGATTGCCATGCAGGAATGTTACGTCTGGTTCTGAATTAACATCCTGGATCCATTCTAAAATACTTTTCATCATAGAAATATCACACTTAATTCCGGTTGTTATTATCATAGGTAGTCCAGTTCTAGCAACATGCTGAACAATTCTTGGATCTGTAGCTTCGAATCCGGAAATCTTAAATCGCTTAACTCCGATGTCATAAAGCTCATCGACAGCCTTTTCATCAAAGGGAGTAGACATAAACTCTATTCCGCAATCATCACAAAATAACTTTAAGTCTTTTTGCCAAGATCTAGGAAGCTCAATATCTTTTATTAGCTGATTAATATTTTTATAACCTGCAAAGTCAGGTGTATTTTTAGCGTAAAGAGTCTCTGAAGTGTATGTTTGAAATTTTACAGCATCTGAACCTGATCTAGCTGCACTTCTTATAAGGCTTTTGGCAATTTTCCAATCTCTATTGTGATTAGCTCCTGCTTCAGCTATGACAAATGATTTCACGTGTTTTTCCTAAAAACAGAAACTGATCTCTTTCCTTCAAGAACAGCGTCAATATTATCGATATTTTCTTTAACAACTTTAAAAGATTCTTCAGCAGCGTTTAGTGTAAATTCTATATCTAGCTTTGTATGAGCAAAGCTTATATAAAGAACATTAGAAAACAAAACGCCCCTCTTTACCATTTCTTGATAAAAAAGATCTTTCATTCCTGATGGATCTCTATATTCTTCTGAAAATGTAAGATTATGTCTTGGTCCAGATCCTGAAAAGCTTATAGAAAGATCATACTGTCTTGAAAGTAGGTTCATTCCCTCTTCAAACCTTCTTCCTAGATTCCAAATGTGGCTATAGTCTTTATTCTTAAGTTCTTTAATAGTTGCTATAGCAGCAGCAAGTGAAAGACACTCACCGCCAAATGTCATTGAAAAGAAGATGTGATCAAGTTCTTTCATAAACTCTCTCTTTCCAGCTATGGCTGATATTGGTAATCCGTTTGCCATTGCCTTTCCAAAACATGCCAAGTCAGGTGTTACTCCATAGTGAGACTGAGCACCTCCGAGATCCCATCTAAAACCCGTCACAACCTCATCAAAGATGAGAAGAGCGCCGTATGAACCGCAAAGATCCTTAACTCCTTGAAGAAAACCAGGATCTGGCGGTGTAAGGGCCTGAGCTTCCATTATAACTGCAGCACACTCATGATTTTTTAATACTCTCTCTAAGCTTTCGAGATTATTATATTCAAATTCATGAATTATTTCTCCTAGCGACTTAGGGACTCCATACGATCTAAGGCTAATTGCATGCCAATCTCCCCAGCCGTGATATCCGCACTTGGCAATATGCTCTCTTCCAGTGTATGATCTAGCAATTCTAACAGCAGCAAGATCAACATCAGTTCCATTTTTTCCAAATCTGACCTGCTCAGCACAAGGTATTGATTCAACCATAAGACTAGCAAGCTCTTGCTCAAGGACTGTCGGTAAAGAAAATATAATTCCCTTTTCTAGCTGAGCTCTTACAGCCTTGTTTGTTGGTTTGTGATTATATCCTAGTATAATTGGGCCGAGGCCGCACATAAAGTCTAAATACTTATTACCTTTATGATCCCAAATATAGGCACCCTCAGCCCTGGCTGCAAATTTTGGATAAACCCCGTCAACAAATTGATCTGGGCACTTACTCATTGTCTGGGTTCCGCGAGGCATAAGTGATAAAGCGTTAGCCCAGAGATCTTCTTGTTTCATATCTATAATCCTATTTTATGATATAATCTTAAACAGTCTTCGTATGTATTTACAGGACCGTTTTTTAAAATATGCCTCCACTGATTTTCATAGGATTTATTAATATCTTCTAAAGAAAAATTGATACTAGTCAATTCACTGTCGTCTAATACGACCTGGCAACTTCTAGTGTATTTTTTACTTCCATAAGAAAGTAAAAAATTAATAATTTTATCATTGTATTCCCAGACCATAGAGCAAGTGTCATTAGAGTCAACTGTTATATCAAATAGCCTATTTTCTAACACATGACAAGAACTAGGCATCCCAAATAAAGAGAAAGCATAATCAGGCTCATGAATAAAATCCAAAAGAGCACCGCCGCCCTGCGATACTATAGAGCTATATTGCTCTCTGTGATCTCCCTTTCTCCAATCTGGCAGATACGACATTGATATAATATTAGCGATTTTTACTCTATGTGATATGTCTTGAAGATCTCTGTAAGCATTAGTAAATCTAAGGTTACATCCAACATGAACTTTTCTGTGATCAACATCTCCCATAAATTTTTTAATTTTTTTAGATGAAATATCTAAAGGCTTTTCAATAAAGATTAATCTATTGATTTTAGAAAATCTAGAAAGAACATCCAGGTGAGAAGAAGTGGGAGTTGTAATTATTAAAACATCATACTCACTATGGATACAATCTTCTATTTTTAGCTCTGTGTTTAAATCAACTATATCAAAAGAGGAATTAGAAAAAATAGAAGAAAGTACTGAGTGATGTCGCCTTCCTATGCTTCCGTATCCAACAATGCAAAATCTCACGCTATACCTCAAAAGATATTCTATTGTTCTCTATGAGAGTGTGGAGAGCCCTGACTATTTCAAGATCTTCTGGAGTATCAACAGAAAACTTCCCAGTTAATGATATCTTTCCAGTATTAAAGACACTACACTTCTTATTTCTCTTAATCCAGGGTGTGACATGCTCAATATCGTATTGGCTGGTAGCATTATTGTGAGCTTCGATTAGAGATCTAAAGTTAAAAACTTCTACATTAAATCCATCCGGCGTGTCTGTATCAGTCTGATAATCATCGGGATTGTCTGCAGATAAAACTCTTGTAACCGTGCTATTGTTAATATAGTCGAAAGTCTTTTCTTTAAAATAGCTTACTGATCTATCAATAAAGATAGGGCTTATTAAAAAGCAATCTGATGTTATTCTAACAACTATATCTTCTTCTTGACAGCCTTCTTCTTCTAGGCTTGTCTGATACCTGTCTAAAACATTGTCTTCAGATCCCCCGTGTATAGAAATCTTTTTACTATTATAGATTGAACTTAGCTGGTTTTCAAATATTTCTTTTTGATCTTTTGGAACTACAAGTAGAACCTTTTCTGAAATAGAATCTTTACAAGAACTAAGAACATGCTCTATGGCTAATCTTTTTCCTATTTTTTGAAATATTTTATTTGGAAATCTTTTCGAAGTCAATCGAGCCTGTATAACACAAAAAATCTTACTCATGAAATCCCTCCAGTGATTTAAAGATTAATTCCCTTCTATAGGGCAATATAGATAATTTATCTTCTTTAATACTGTATTTTATATTTGAAGAGTCAATAATCTTTCTCTTATCATTTTTTTTGATTCCGTCAAAATCATATCCAAATGCCAATAGTTCTCTTTTGCATTTTTTAGAAACAAGATCAAAAAGCTTTTCACTATAGTACGACTTCCACTTGTCTATACTAGACCCAGGCGGTCTAGAAGATTTAGTCAATTCTGGTTTTATAAATTTATAACCAAACTGTAAAGAAAGAGCCTCCAGACAAAAATCTATAAACTCTAGTCTAAATAAAATTGGACACCTGCAGGTGTCCTTGTTGTCAAATATTGGAAAAAATAAAAAATTCTTATTATTTGCAACAGGCCATTTATAATCTAGATCACAATATGATTCAATAAAATAATCAAAACTACTAAATATTTTTTGATTACTATTTCTATTCCACGGCCATCCAAAGGTAAAGTAAGTTACAAGTAAATTAAATGGATTTCTTAAAACAGAAAACCAAAATAGTCTTTTTTTAAATATTTTAGTTTGATCTCTATTCCAGGCTCTTGCAACACCACTATCAGATATAACTGAAGAAGGTCCGTTTAAGTCAGAGCATATATAGTGATCTCCCCTTAGAATCGGACCTTCAGTCGGGCAAAGATGTCCTTTATCTATTAGCCCCTTAATCTGATCAACTCTCATCTCTGACTTGTTGGCAAAGTCTTCTTGCTCCTGAGATAATAAGATTGAGACACCTGGATGATTATTTTTCCTTACTAAAAATGAATCTGTTCCCGGTTGAAGGTGATTTGTTTTCCAGATTCCTGAATTATACATTGCCTGTCTAACATACATTGTACCGCACTTAGGCATTAAATTAGCATAAATCTTACTATGATTATTTTTAAAAATAAGACAATACTCATTAAAATTTTCTGGTATCTCTAAATTAAGATAGTCTAGAGACATTTTAAATCAATACTCATCAGCAGTCTTTCTATCTTTAAACTCACCATCTGCCTGTAGTGCATAATCACACTTAGCGCAAGCTGAAAGCTCATAAAACTTACCTTCAAAATGCTTTTTTCTAATATGATTAAGCTCATCAGAATTCCATATTTCTTGTAATGTCTGATTGTTTATATCACCTAGAGGTAGCTCATCATCATAATCACTGCAGCACGGAAAAACTCTTCCATCATCATAAACTGTCAGCCTAGTAAGGAGCTGAGAGCAGACAAAATTAGACTTATACCCTTTTTTAAATCTTCCAGTCTGTCTGATGCTATTGTCAGACTCAATGTAATCAAGAAGACCTATTGAGTCAACTATGGGAGAAAAAAGATCTACCATATCCCTTATCTCTTTCTCTGTTACACCCGGAAGCTTTATAAAGTTTATTCTTGTGACAGGCGTAATAGAACCCATCTCCTCTCGGATATCTTTAAACCTCTTTACGTTTTCAAGGACCTGTTCATACTTAGCGCCCGTTCTAACTTTTTCATATTTTTCCTTATAAGGAGAGTCAAATGATATAATAAGCTTATCAAGACCTGAAGAGATTAGGTCTCTTGATCTTTTCTCATTTAATAGGACACCGTTTGTGTGAAAGAATATATCAATGATTCCTTTTAACTTAGCATACGCAACCATCTCTCCAAGATTCTTATGAAGAAGGGGTTCACCTATAACATTTAAATTTAAAGCATAGACCCCATTTTTTGACATATCATCTACGATTTTTTTATAAAGTTCAAAATCAATATTTCCAGGCTTTCTCCATGTCCCTTTTTCTATTCTCTGTGTTCTTGAGCAAAATGGGCACTTTAGATTGCAATGACTTGAAACTTCAATATCTAGGTGGAGAGGGCTGTCAGCAACTTTAAGCTCTTTTGGATACTTAACCCACTCTTTTCTATAGTTCTTATACTCTTTAGAGTGCTGAGATTCCCACTTTCTCCAGTTATCATTCTTTATATCTTCAAAACAGTGAAAAACATCAGAAGATCTCTCTTCATGGCTATCTTTTTTAGGATGAATGTGACTTAATAATTTCTTTAATTTCTGCAATTTCCATTTGAATATCTTCATCATCTGAAAAATACCTCTCTCGATCTATTGGTTTAAAATGAGTGGAATAGTAGTCATTTATATTCATCCACTCTGAGCTTTCAGGTGTGATTATAAAGTATCTTCCTACACCGAATGCTCTCTCACTTTCCCTTCTATTTAAAAGCTGTTCGTGAATCTTTTCTCCAGGTCTAATTCCAATAATCTCAATAGGCTTTCTAGGGTCAACACACTTTGCTATATCTACCACCCTTGAAGCCTTGATCTTAGGAACAACAATCTCTCCGCCTACCATGTTGTCAATTGACCACTGGACCATTTCAACACAATCCTTAATATCCATCCAAAATCTTGTCATCTTGTCATCTGTAATCTTAAAGTGAGATTGTGAAATCATGCTATTAAAGACCTCTACTATGCTACCTCTTGATCCTATAACGTTACCGTATCTAACACAAGAAATCTTAGTCTTTTTATTTGAATCTCCATCAGTCTTGCTATAAGAGTTACTAAAGATAGAATATTTTTCTGCAAGCATTTTTGTTGAACCGTAGAAGTTAATAGGTTCAACTGCCTTATCTGTTGAAAGAACTACAACCTTTTCAATCTCTTCCTGTATTGCAATATCACAAACATTTTTTGTTCCATTGACATTGGTCTTTATTGCTTCACCTGGATTATATTCACAAAAAGGTACATGCTTTAGAGCGGCGGCGTGAATCACATAGTCAACACCTTTAAATGCAACTGCAAGTCTTTCTCTATCTCTAATGTCGCCTAGAAAGAATCTAAATTTCTTATTAGTCTGATTGACACCTATTTTATTATGAAGATACCCCTTTAAGTTGTGCTGTTTGTACTCATCTCTGCTAAGGATAACAATTTTTTCATAAATGTCTGACTCAAGACAGAAGTTTACAAAAGCCTTTCCAAAGGTCCCGGTTCCTCCGGTTATAAGAATTGATTTTTTTGACATTAGTTCCTCAGATAGTATTCAATAAGATTTTAATAAATTTTTTAAGAATTTATCAACATATTGATTAAAATCTTTAAAACTCCTATCAGGAGAATCTTTCTCAATTCTCTCAATTTCAGAAAAACAATCTTCTGTATATTCTTCTATATAAGAAAATATCTTAGAACTAGGCTTAACATATCCTCTTCTATTTATTGGAATTGATTCATCACCATTGTATTTTTGAATATTCTTTGAATATTCAGGAAGAGCAAAGTCGATATAGGGTATTCCGACAGGAATAAGATCAAAATAGGCTGAAGTTCCAAATCCCATCGCAAATGTAGAAATTGCTGGAAGAACCACAGCTTCACTAGGATACCACATATCATCAAAGAAAACAGAAATATTAGAATGATCATAATAAGGCCTTGGAATCCCTTGATTTTTTCTTCTTTGCTTTATTACAATGTTATAGTCTTTGTTAATTAAAAAATTAACAATACCCAGAACCTCTTTATGATACCCGTTTTCAGGATAAAATATAAAAGCTGATTTTTTATCCATATAGTCTTTAAATATTTTAGGAATTAGATTTATTTGATCATCTATATTCCAAAATGAAACTGGGACTTTAGACACTATAGAGCTAGAATTAAATCTATTCTTGAGATCATCTTGATAGCACTTATCAGTAACAATATAGTCACTAGACTCTGATGCAAAATTAAAATAATCTAATCCATGCTGAATACAAAATCTTTTTTCATAGTTGAATGAACTTTTAATAGATTTTTTATTTTGCTTACCGGGCTTTATATTAAAATCAGAAATATTTTCAATGGTAAATAAGATATCAAAAAACATTGATGAATCTATATTTTCTGCATGAGAAATCTTAATATCTGAAAAATCAGCTGATTCAAGTATCGATAGAAATCTTTTAAAATTTAAGTCTACAGAGTTATATTTTCCACTTGAAGTATAATAAAGATAAAAATTTATTCCGCTCTTATGCCTGTTTAGTCCAGAATATAAGGGTAAAAAATACCTTAAATCTGTCATTCCCTCACAAATAAAAGCTATGTTCATTTCTTCTTTCCAAATAATATTATGTAGAGCTGTGGGCTTGATTCCCATAAAGCCAGCATGCTTATCCTTGGACTGTCAAGCAAAGATGAAATCACATTGAAATCCATCAAAACAGGAACCTCTTGTCTTATTGCCATCTTAACATCTGGATATCCAAGTTTTTCAACCCATTTCTCAAATACTTTAAACTCTGGATGAAAGGAAAGATCGTCATTCCATAAGCATGACCAAAGATAGTTATCACTACTATAAAAAGATTCATGCTCACCATTCTTCTTCCAGCCGATCTTATAGTTATCATATCTCCAATGATCACCAAGACCCCAGTCAATTAGTATCTCACCGTTATCTTTTAAAAGATTGTGAAAGTTTGACATCATTTTTTCAGGATTCTTAGAAAAATATGCGCACCTAGTACAGACTATAAGATCGAATTTCTTACTATTATCATATGGATATTCGTTTATATTCCAGTTTCCAAGAGATAAATCATAAAAATTCTTATCATCTGAAACAAACCAGTCTGTGAACTGGTTACTTTTAGAAAATCCATAGAATCCTATAGATTCATATTCTTTTTGATCATCAAGTGTATCTAGATATGCTCTATACACATAGGGATCTGATTTTCCCATTTTAACAATCTTTTTTATTGATAAATTCTAAAAACTTATTTTTAAAAGGAAGCCTGTCAGGACATGTTAAAACTATATCTTTCCTCATTCCAGATCTTGCTATATTTCCTGAATGAAGCCCTGAAGATTCAAAAAATACACAATCTCCCTTTTTTCCTGTGCATATAAATTTATCATATGTAAAATCAGAAATTTGAATTGGATCAGATGTCATAGTCTCAGGAACGTTATCAACTATATCATCTGAAAGGTATCCTGAATGACATTCATTTACAGTTGCTTCATGATTTTTCCACATTTTTCCAAATAAACAAAACTTCTTGCTTATTCCATTCTTAAACATGCTATGTTTAATATCTCTCTCAAGAGAGTTTGAAATTCTATGAGAACCTATCGCATAGAACATTGGACCGTTATCTATTGTTACATCATCAAGCAATATTTGAACTTTTAATTGATTCCGTAGTAAGTCATAATGCCATCCATTGTGATTATACGGAGAAGGATTAAGCCACTCTAGCGTCGCTCTATGAAACTCTGTATCTAAATTTCTATAATATGATTTAAAAACTGCTCTAAGATAATCATTTTTAATTAAAACATCAGAGCCTGGATGAAAAAATCCCATAGACTTTGACTGAAGACGGGATAATCCATGATTTTTTAGTGTCTTGTCATGTCTGATTTGAAATTTATTTTCAGAAATTTGATTCATTGAGATATATCCAGAATGTTCAATTTCACCCTTTAGTCCTTCAAAAACCTGATCTTGAAAATTACAAAGAGTAGAAAGCTCATCGTCAGTAAAAAGACCTTCACATTTTGAAATTCCGGCATCTTCAATCTCTGACAGTGTTTTACCTATATTTAAGTCATTAAATATCTTATTAAAGTCATCTCTGTCAGAGATATTAGATTTTTCTTTTATTAAATCAAATAGATTTATAAATTCCTTGAAAAAATCAGAATCTTCATCTGCAAGTAGATTAAATTCACTAATTACTTCTTTTGTAAAGTATTGTGACAATCTATTCATAAAGATATTGTGATCCAGTATGGTTGGAAACTCAATAGAAGAATTGGATTCTTTCCACTTATTCCAGTCTTTTTGTAAATCTCCTGACTCTTGATTATCAAAATGAATCATCTTAATTAAGCTTAGTATTTCTTCTTTTCTATCTTTCATCAAGCATCTCTCTCATAAAGCAAAATTCAATATCTTCTCTATTTTTTTGTAAAAATTCAATAAGATCATCTGTCTTACTTTCATTAAGATAGTTCTTGTCCCAGTCACAGGCGTGATAGACAATCTCAGTTTTTGGAAATAGCTTAAGCTCTTTTTGAGGAGGGCAAACGTTGTAATAGACTACGTTTTTAAACTCTTTAGCTTTTTCTCCATAGTCAAGTGATCCATCACTGTAAGTATCAGGTGACAAAGCAAGAATTTCTATTCCCTTGTCACGACAAGCATCAAATGATTCATGAGACATTCTCCAGGCCGGGGGTCTAAGAATTGGAGAAAAAATATCTTCTAAGTTGGCCTTTTTAACTACTTCAAAAATAGCTTCTAGTAGATTACAGCATCCTTCATAGCTTAAGTTTCGCATCTCATCATTGTCTGTCTTTCCTGGAATTCCATGATAAAATCCATGATATCCTATTTCAAAGTTTTTCTTTGGGATTGATCGAAGTGATTCACAAAAATCAGAAAACATGTGAAGCTGAAGTGGTAAATTTGTAGAAACGGCGGGCTTCATTGTTCTCCAATAAGCTGCAGGGACAAACAGGGTGAACTTGACGCTAGGGAATAAGGTAATTATCCTATTACACTGTTCAACAACATCTAGAGACGATCTAGGGTGGGGAGAGACATCGTCTATGCTTATGTTAATCTTATGCATTTTCAATTATGCTTCCGTAGACTTCTATAACATCTTCTTGACACTCATTGTATCCTAATGCTCTTGATTTAAATATATTAAATCTATCTCTCATAGAGTCAATTGAACTAAGGAGTGAATTATGATCATTAAATGAAACTCCGTACTCAGAAACATACTCTGGGATGCTTCCTCCAAGATCGTGATACACTATCGGAAGGCCACATGCAACAGCCTCAACTACGTGATTAGCTCCAGCTTCTTCAATAGAAGCTGTCAGATAGACATGATTCTGTGGAAGAAGTCTTGATAGTGATTCATCATCTTGCGGCTCTATGTAGTTGATTAAAGAAGTATCAAAATTATCAGGTATTCTTCCTATAAATGTAAATTGAATGTTATTTTCAATTGAATACTCAGCTAAAAATTTATAAAAGTGAAAGCCTTTTTTATCATTAGTTGACCAATGATGTGTAACTATCTTCATTTTTTCATCTACCCCTAGCACAGATTCACTTTTAAATCTATGAAAGACTTTTCTAGAATGATTTTTAACTATGGCATAGTTTGATCCTGAAAAACTCATCGAGCGTCGGGCCCAGTCACTTGGAAAAATAAAGAAATCAGAGAACTGAAAAGTTTGAAAAACAAGATTTGTTAAATCAGGTTTACTGTGTGTTCCAATGTCACCGACCCTTTGAATGATTTTTGATCCAAACCTATTCTTATGGTCTAGCATATCTTTATACCAGATTCCAGTGTCATTTGGTCTAGGGTCCATACAAAATATAACATCAACACTATCGTCAAGATCAAAAACTACATCATGAGATCTCTCTTTAAGCATATTAGAAAGTATGCAGACTGTCTTATTTCCCCCTCCCCAGGGTCCAGACTTTGGCTTTCTGTTAATGTATACTTTCAAAGTTAATCCCTGCCATAGTCATCTTCAATTCTAACAACATCATCTAGCTGAGGCGTGCTTACTTCCACTAATATAACTGGACCTTCACCGGCACCAAATCTATGAATTTGGTGGGGTCTGACATGAAAAGATTCTCCCTTTTTAATTTTTATTAGATTATCGTCTTTGTCATAGTTGCACAAGACTCCAGCGATAACATACACAGTCTCTTCTTTTGTCTGGTGGTATTGCTTAGAAAGCCTGTGACCTGACTCTATATATAGAATTTTTCCTATATAGCTTTCTGTCTGAGCCCAGATGACTTCATAGCCCCACGGCTTTTCAATTTTCATTTCTTTGACACCAATAGGTCAAAGTCAGAAAAGTAAAGATAGTCTATGTTAGTTCTTAAGAAGCAATCAATCGCGTGATCAGGATTTTCACAAATTGGCTCTCTATCATTAAAGCTAGTATTTAGTAAAATTGGCACCCCTGTCTTCTTGCTCCACTTAGAAAGAAGACTATAATACCACTTATTATCGTTCTTAGAGACAGTTTGCAATCTAGCTGTTCCATCTAGATGTGCTACAGCCGGCACCTTTTCTAATGAATCTTCCTTTAAGGGAATTGCAAAACTCATATACGGACTACTTTGATCAATTTCAAACCAGTTAGCGACCTCTTCTCTAAGAATAGAAGGAGCAAAGGGTCTATACCACTGTCTGTGCTTCACTTTTTCATTTATCATTTTTTTCATATTCGGGCTTCTAGGGTCAGCTAAAATACTCCTATTACCAAGTGCCCGACGTCCGGACTCAGAGCCTCCTCCAAAAACAGAAACTATCTTTTGATCAGCTAGTAGCCCGATTAGGCTAGAGATATTTGAATTTTTATATTCAACTTTATCAGATCTATTTTTTAACGATGCCTCTATTTCTTCAATGCTGTAGCTTCTACCTAGATAGGGTGTAAAGTTATCTTTCCAGTTAATTCTAGGCTTATCTAATATCTGGTGCCAGACATATTGAGAAGCGCCTATGGGAAGTCCGCCATCGTGAGGTGTTGGTGTAACATAGACATTTTCTATACTAGGAAACCAAGACCTTATCTTGCCAATTGCAACACAGTTGAGAGAAACACCTCCGGAAAAGCACAGATTCTTAGTTGGAATTTGACCAATTAGCTGTCCAATGATGCTTCGCATAACTGTCTCTGTTGCTGACTGAAGACCTGCTGCAAGATCAAACCTTTCGCTTTCTCCCTTGTCAGCTATGAGCTTCCACTTGTTAAGATAGGGATGTACTGGATCTTTTCCAGGAATTAGAGCCCCTCTAGGCTGACCAGCTGGCTTATGAGATGCAATTGCAATGTCTGAAGTTAACATTTTTAAAAAATCATCATGAAACCTTGATGGATCTCCTATGGATGCCATTGCCATGACACTTCCGGCCTGATGACCTCTTGGCCATCCCGACTGAAGCTGGAAAATATATCTAGTAGTCCGGGTCCAGACACCTCCAATATTAACAAAAGACATTGGAAATGTATGAACATGAGCTATTTTATTTCCCTTTCCAAGCCATATTGTACATGCTGTAACAACATTGTCTTCTTCAACACCACCTCCGTCGAAAGTTAAAATTGTAGCATCTTCTAGATTACTTGAGAAGAAAGCGTTTGCAGCATGTGACTTATGGTGGCCTATTGTAAATATATTTCCACCTCTTGACTCTACAGAAGACATCACCTTCTTATATGATTCATCATAATGAGACAACTTAGAGTTAGGAAAGCAAGTTGCAACGTGTGATATTTCTTCTAGCATATCAGGATAATTTTCAAGAAAAAATCCTAATGAATCTCCTGCAGGCTCTTTTTCTCTTATAAATCTCTCATATTCATCATGAACAACGGGTTTCCCCTCATCAATAACAGAATAAGAACAGTCATGTCCAGACCACGCACCTAATATTTTCATTTCTAACCTCTTGTCATCCAAGAAAAATCTTCATTACTATCTTCAATCCAGTCTACTACTGTCTTCATTCCTTCCCTTATTGAAATCTTCGGAGACCAATTAAAATCTCCAGAGACCTTGCTAATATCAGAAATGTATATCTTTTGATCAGAGTTTCTAGATTCTGATAGCTTTACTTCTTTGTGATTTCCAGACATCGTATTGTTTAAGAATGTATTAAACTCTAATATAGAGGTAGTATTTTTTACTCCACCTCCGACATTATAATAGTCTCCATAATGTCTAGATAGATTTGTTGACTGCTTAGACACTAGATCATAGAGATCATCAATGTGAAGACAGTCTCTAACCTGCTTTCCGTTAAATCCATAATAATATAAATCTAAGTTAAACTTTTTAGCCAAAGCAAACCAGACCATCCAGCCCTGAGAGACTTTTCCAAACTGGTGAGGACCGTAAAGACAGCTAAATCTATTTATGACAGCGGGTATATCAAAAGCCACAGACCATTCTTGTATTAAAAGGTCAGCAGCATTTTTAGTTACACCGTATATTGTATGACCACCGCCATTTAAATCACCCTCTTCATTAAAGCCAAGTGAAGTCCACCCTCGAACAGGCTGGGCTTTAGACTCATCCCACTTAAATCTGGTATCATTCTCAATCATAGGTATAGAATTACAAAACCCGCCAGAGTATGCCTTATTAGAGCTCCAGAATATAATTCCAGAACCTCTTTCTCTACAGAATTCAAGAATATTGACAACGCCTATTGTATTATTTGTAAAATCATAAAGAGGATTTTGGTATCCATCAACAGCAGTCGTCTGCGCGGAGCACTCTAGCACGACATCCGGATTAAAATTTATATCGTATAGATCTTCTCTATTTCTAATGTCACAATGCTTAAAAGTTATATTTTTATGATTTAAAAATCTTCTAAGGTTGTTCTCACTTCCCCTTCTTGATAAATTATCAATACATAAAACTTTATTTCCATCTGAAGCAAGCTTAATTGCTAAGTTTCCTCCAACAAATCCTGCACCACCTGTTATAAGATATTTCATAGCTCCATTAGCACTTTTTTAAAAAATTTGTCATACTTTTCAACATGAGGCTCTACTAATATTTTCTGAACATTTTCATATGCCTCTTGAACGCAATTATCACCGGGAACAAAAATATCATACTCAGAATCCATATTGATTATACAGCTTTCAGGTAATATATTTCTAGCTATTCCTACATCAGTTGAAATAATTGGTGTCTTTGTTAGCGCACATTCTATTATAGATTGAGGCCCTCCTTCAACTCTGGAACCTACAACATATAGGTCAGTTGCATTATACATCTCCACAATTTCATTAAAATCTGGTAGCTCATAATAGCTATAGTCAATTCCAGCGCTTTCAAGTCTAGAGATTACATACTGTCTTCTCCACCCGTTTAGCAGAACATGAACCTCTTTATCAGAGATTTCTGAAAACTTTTTAACAAAGTCACAAAATCTATCTGGCCCTTTTTCAAGCTTGGGCGATTTTAAATCTCCTCCCTCAGTATCTCTTTGAAAAGAAGATATGACAAACTTATCACTGACATCATACTTTTTCTTACAGCTAACTCTGTCCAGATCCTTCCAAAGGTGGTTATTAGCCCAATAAGAAATTTGAATAATTGGCTTTTTTGTAATCTTTCTAATAAACTCTTCTGTCTGAAAACAGGGAACGTGATAAGCATCAACGAACTTATCTCTTTCCATAAATTCAGAAAGTCTATTATTGTCAAACTTCCAGGGAACTTCGTGATGTATAGTGCAAACAACTTTTTTTAATGATAAAAGCTTAGGATCAATATGCCTCCAACACCACCCAGCTAAGAGCCAATATAAATCAGAATCTAGATCATTAAAAGTAACGCTGTGTGAAGAAAATTTCTGATACTCTTTTCCATATCTATCACAAAACCAGTTCTCTCTCGGTATGTGACAAAATACTTTCATCTATTCTTCCAGCCAGTCTTTAATATAGTCTGCATCTTCTTCATTGACAACAGTATCAGGTTGAGATAGAATAGCCTCTTCGTATAGAACAACGTAGTCTGAGGGATGACAATTATCAGGATTTATCGGATTTTTCTTCCAGTTTCCTGATGAATCTATCGGTGCTTCCCAGCCAATTGAAACTGCCATATCTTCAATTCCTATAGGGAAAGAATTATCATGTTTATTGGCAACATCATCAAATTTAAAAATTTCATAATATTGAAATCCTTCTTTTGGAGAAAAATACTTTCCGTATCTCTTATTGCCTCTAACTCGAGCATTTGTCCCTCTTGGGTCAGTCTGAATTGCAACAGAGGGTGGAATAATCGGAACAGCACAGTGCCAATTTAGATTTTCACTAATCATAACATCTCTAACACGACTTAGCATGTCTGTCTCAGAATCCTGCCCACCTTCGTGCTTTTTATTATTTTCTGACCATGGTGCTATTTTTTCGAGGACCTCTCTACTAAAAAGAACATCTCCTGCGCACATAATCGGACTTCTTCTCATGTCAATTAAAAATTTATATTTATCACTCTCTTTGCTAACAGGTTTAAATGGAGAATGAGAATTATTGGTTACATTTCTTTGTGCATCTAAGAGCATACATCCTATAGTATCCTTATTATTGCTATAAAAATCAACATAACCCTTTAGCCAGGCTCCCTTCAAGACAAATTGCATATCTCCCTGTAGGGGGCAAATAAAATCACCTGTGGATTCTCTGACGATTATATTCAAAGCTTTAGCAAATTCATTTGAAGGATCTCTCTCTTTTTGTCTAAATACCTTAAATCCTCGATCCTCAAGTTCAGAAAGATATTCCTCTGTCCCTTCTTCGACTGAAGCATTATCTACGACTATTATCTCTTTGTTTTCATAGTCTTCTGTTGTGTACAGAAGGCTTTCTAAACAGCTCTTAAAGTAAAAAAGCCTATTACAGTTTACTATTCCAAATGTTACCTTGGGTAAATTCATTACCTCATTCCTTTTCTATCTTAGAATTAAAAATAATATCATCTATTATATTGTTTAAAGATATTGTTATTGACCAGTCGGGAAAGTGAGACTTTAGCTTGCTAAGATCAGTATAATAACAGATATGATCTCCTGATCTATTTTTATCTGACACTGAATAATTTAACTCTAAGCCATGATTGTGTTTCAGATAATGTATTATCTCAAGAATTGAAGCACTATTCTCTCTTCCGCCGCCTATATTGTAGACAGCTCCCTGTCTTGGGTTTTCAATAAATCTCTCAAAAGCCTGGATTACATCGTAGCTATGAATTTGATCTCTTACTTGCTTTCCCTTGTACCCAAAGACTGTGTAGGGCCTTCCAATTATCGCACATTTGACAATATATGATAAAAATCCGTGAAGCTCCACACCTGCGTGCTGGGGCCCAGTTAAGCAGCCGCCTCTAAATATTCCAACATTCATATTAAAATATCTTCCATATTCCTGTGCTACTATGTCAGCAGATACCTTTGATGCTCCGAATAGAGAGTGAAGGCATTGATCTATTTGAAAGCTCTCAGAGATTCCTTCTGAAAACTCTATAGAAGCAAAGTCATATCTAACATCACTCTCACTAATTTCAAGATTATTTGGTCCATCTCCATAGACCTTATTAGTGCTCATGTGAATGAAAACAGCATCTTTTGAGCAAAACTTTCTAGTTGCTTCCAGAAGATTAATAGTTCCAAATGCATTCACGTTAAAGTCCAAGAGAGGTATGTCTGCAGCTTTATCATGACTAGGCTGAGCAGCACAGTGAATTATGACATCAGGCTTAATATTTTTAAAAATACTACCAATCTGGTCTTCACTAGTGATATCAGCGTGAAAGTGTGTATACCCATCTTCTACCTTAAGTTTCTCAATAGTGGGAATAACACTACCCTCTTTGCCAAAAAATGTAGACCTCATATCATTGTCAATACCCCAGACAAGATGATCTTTTAAAAAGTATCTAACTGCTTCACTTCCAATTAATCCACCTGCTCCTGTGACTAAGACTCTCATATAAGACACTCCGTAAAAACTTCTAGATAGCTATTTGCTGTATTTTTAATATCAATATCTGATTCTTCTCCATCATATATTTTTTTAGAAAAATCCATGATAGGCGGATTATACAGTCTAACCGGCGTAAAGTCCCAATCATCTTCATCTATGATGGTAGAATTTTTACCTGCAATCTCTTTTGTTCCACCGGCAGAGGAGCATATTATATGACATCCAGCTGCCCTAGCATCAACCACAACATTTGGACAATGATCTAGCCAAGCAAGGTGAATAAAGTATTTTGAAACCTTGTAAAGAGATACTAGCGTCTTCCAGTCTAGAACACCTGCATAGAAAACTCTATCATGATCAAGCTTGCAATCAGGATTTGCACCTGCAACAATAAGACAGTCATTTTCTGAAGAGTGTTCTGAAAAATATCTTACATTTTCACTTAATCGCTTATGAGGTCTCCATGAGGAAGCGCATGTCCAGATGTTTTTAAATCTTTCTAAATCCTTTGAAATCAGGGGCGCTATATTTTCAACATCTTCGAGACAGGTTCCGTTGTGAATCACAAAGCTCTTCTCCTTAACCCCAAAGAATTTTTCTGTTAGAAGCTTATTAAATTCTGACTGAAATATAACACCATTGGCTGCCTGATAGGTTTTTTCAATTGGTTCGTTTAGAGAGTTAAAGTCTTGATCAGAGTTAAAGTAAATTCCATCAAGTCTTTGTACTATGGGAGCTAGTTTAAAATTTGATGCTATAAAGCTTAGCTGAATATCTGGAGAAATAGCCTTCATCGGTGTATCAAAGACCTGATATCCTTTTCCCTCTAGACAATTAAAAAGCTTTTTTCCAAATCCGTTTGGTCCTGAATTTGAATTAAAATTTACATTGTCAAAAAATATCTTCATTATCTTTTAATGCCTGCAACAACTAGCTGGCTTGCAGGGTGAATGCTGTAGATATTATTTAAAAACTCCATCATCTTTGCTATATCCGGATCATTAGAGTGATCTATAATTCTCAAATATTCATCGAGGCTCTTACATGCAAGATAAGCTTTAAATGGTTCAACATCATTCATGTAGAGAAAAGCTCCAATAGACTCAACTGTAAGAGGTAGAACATGATCTAGGTTAAATGAGTAAGATGTCCAGTTAAAAATATTTGGAACTATTATCATTATAATTCCGTTTCTGTCCAATTTAGAGCATAGAGTTTTCATAAGGCCCTGGATGCTATCTCTATCAACATGTTCAAGACAGTGATGTGCAACAATGGCATCGAACTTTATATCATCAGGTATCTCTTCTAAGCTTTTAAAATTACAATTTGCATCAGGATCAGCATCTAGATTATAGTAATTTTTACACAGAGTCATAAGAAATGAATTACCGTTTTCATCCTTGCATGTACCAGTTCCAGATCCAAAGTCAAGTAAATTTTCACACTTATTTATATCATACTCTGAAGAAAAGGCTGTATGTTCAGGATTTTCTTTAGAGGGTTCAGAGGTAGTAATCACGTTACCAGTGGGTTGATCTGGATCTTCTGGATCTCTTTTTGAAATATCAGACCAGTAAATACCAGTCATGAAAGGAAGGTGAGATTGATCAGCACCAAGTGTATCAAGTGTTTTCTGACAAAGCTTTTTAAACTCCTGATATCCGACATTATTTAAATTCATTCTATCTACTTTTCACTGTCTAATAATTCATTTCCAAAATCAATCCAGCCCTTATAGGTTGTTCTTCCTGGCTTATTATAGATTCCAGCAAACTTAGTAATTCCTCTTCCTAAGTGAAGGTATAAGACATCACCCTCCTCTGAGATTGCTTTATCAGCGTGAATCTTGTGCTTCTCAATTAGCTCATCATTGATTCTTTCTAAAACACTAGGATCATTATGTGAATTTCCACACACATAGTAACTAAAATCTTGATCTCTTAAAAATTTTGTATAGTGATCACCAACATCCCAAAGCATCTCTTTTTTTGAATTCCAGTTTGGGTACCAGTTTCTTCTATTTTCCTCATAAAGCTCTAGATCTATTAAGCAGCCAGATATGTGCAATGCTTTAATTCTGCTGTTATCTTCTCCGAAAGCTGCACCTGCAACGCTGTCAGATAGTTTTGACTTAAGATACGTTAGCCACCCCTTCTTGTAGGCTAGGACATCGTTGTGACAAGTAAACATGTATCTTGTTTTTATGAATCTAGATGCAATATCAATTCCCACACCGTTAAGGACACTATCGGGATATCCATTTAGTATTGATTTAAATTGACCTCTATTTAGTATTAAATTGATTCCTTCTATCTTCTTTAGCTCTTCAACAACATCAGGCGGAGAAAAATTATCAACAAGATAAATCTCAATCGGATGTTCAGAGAATTTTTTAAAAGAAGCAACAGAGTTTCTTGTCATCTCCGGAGAAAGGTGAGTAACCATGGCAATTGATATAGCATCCTTATTGATGTCATCTTTTAAAAATGCTTCAACTGTAAAGTCTCCAACATCTGTCTTTATTTCAATCATTTGTTCTTCCAAAAAGTGTATATTCCCTTATTAATCTCATATTCACTCCAGACAAACCTACTTCTTCTAGGCTGAGACTTTGCCCATTTCCACATTCTTGAAACCCCCTCTTCGAGATCAATAGTGTGATTAAAGTCCAAAATATCAACGGATTTTTTCCAAGTCGACCAGGCATTTTTAACTTCATGTCTTGGTTCAAGATAAGCAGGCTTAATTTCACTTTCAGTTGCCTTGATAACAATATCACAAGCATCTTTGATTGAGTGCTCTTTTATGCCTCCAAGATTAATAATCTCTCCGACACATTGGTCTAGCTGAGATGCCTTCCACAATGGTTCTAGGCAATCATCAATATAACTAAATGCCCGCTTTTGCTCGCCGTCTCCAAATATTGTCGGTCTTTGACCCTCCAGTATCTGATACATCCAGATACCTAAGACATTTCTATACTTATCCCAGATATTCTGATTGACTCCATAGACATTGTGAGGCCTTATTATTGTATATTCTAAGCCAAACTGGCTAAGTGCACAAGCTAAGTCTTGTTCAACAGCATACTTTGCAATTCCATACGGATCTATCGGAGATGGCAGCATAGATTCATCAAACGGAGGTGAATATTTTTCTCCATAGACAGCCATAGTACTGGTAAAAACAAATCGACTAATATCATTCTCAATAGCCTGATTTATTAAATTAGAAGAAGCAACTAGATTATTCTTATAATTAAAACTTCTTATAAAGGGTGAAAGCCCCTCAGCAGCGTATGCTGCCATATGATATATTATTTCTACGTTATGGGACTTAAATATATTAGAAATATCATCTACCTGGTTGATTAAATTTAGTCTATAAAACCTAACCCTATCATCAACATTTTCAATATATCCTCCAGATAAATCATCAATTCCAATCACTTCATAGTCTGTATTGTCTAATATCCAAGTTGCCAACCTGGAGCCCATCAATCCCGCTACACCTGTTATTAAAACACTCATTTTTTATCTATGAACCCTCTTGCTCTAACAAGATTGATTGTTGATATCTGCTCCATCTCTGACCACTCTCTTTGATCAGCAGGTATGGACGAAGAATCTATATTATAAAGATAACATATCTCATCAATATATTTTCTATTTTCTGTTAAGTACAGAACTGGAAGCATAAGGGCTTGATCATATCCTCTCTTAAACCATTCACCAAGAATATTTTTAAAATTATCATCATGAACATTAGAAAGCATGCTTGATCTAAACGTTCTTAAATGAGAAGAAGACCAGGGCCAAAAGTATGGATTTACATTATTTGGCATCTCTTTTGATATGTTGATTCCGTTAATATCCCAGCGATGACCAGTCCAGACAACATCTAATCCTTTCTCATATTCTCTTATTAAAAGACTAACTGTGTCTGGATTACAAAGAGAATCATCACCATCAATAACAGCTACAACTGTATCACTATCATTTTGAAACTTTCTAGAATTTTCAACTATATTTCTAAGAGCATATTTCTTTTCTTTATTAATAATACATTTAAATTTATCATTTGAATTACAGGCTTCTTTCATCTTTTTTGATGTATCATCTTCTGACAAATCATCAATAAGAATACACTCCCATCTTTTATCATTTTGACACAAAATAGAATCTATAAGCGTCCTTAGATTTGGACCAGCATTAAAGCACGGAACTATAAAGACGACTTTCAAGATTTCTCCTTGACCCAGTCTGTCATTACTTCAGGTATTTCTAATTCAACATCAACATAAGGAGTAACATTATTAAAGTCAACCCTGGAATGAAAAACCCAGCCTCCCATTTCTGAAGAAAGCTTTTCTGATAGGTCATCAATTTCTTTTTCAGAGACCTCTTCCCACGGCTTGTCAAAAAACATATTATTTTCTGCAATGTCTTCTTGTTTGATGTTATATAAGCTTTGCCAGTGATTTGACCAATAGTCTCTATAGGTTCTAATCTTTCTTCCTATATTAAACCAAGAAAAATGCTGAATTGAGGGCAAGCTGTGACAGCAATTATTAATCCAGCTTTCGTATGCCTCAAGAGCCTTTTTATCTCCAGC